TTTGGTAGATTACCTACATCAATGTAGAATATTCTACGTTCTGGTGCTCTTGATAATCTATAGATCACAAGACTATCTTCAATCATTCTAAGTTGATTGAGTGCTTTGATTGCCTTATGTAAATGTGACATAATCACATTCTTATTCATATCTTTCAAACCACTGTGGCAGAAAGCAATAGCATCAGATGCAATCTTGATCCCTGTAGTTTCAAGACCACGTAAACCTTTTTGATTGTAAACGTAATATTCTGCTGATCTAGGTGCAGTCAAAGATTCCATTGTGCGTGGATCTACAAACTGCCTATCTTTCTTTGCTTCAAATTCTATTACTTTACGAATCTTACGGGGGTCAATATACCTTAACTCTGTAATACCACGACGAGGATTCTTAGTATCAATGACCTTATGGTAATATAACTTTCCATCTATGTACCATCTGCGGAATATATCGTATGCTTTCTTATCAAAATCTAGTAATCTGAGAACGTTATGAAACTCGTCTCTAATTTTTTTGCGTATCCCTGCACTTACTTCTAAGTTTGCTAGGTCTACATCTACAGGACTATCATCTCTGTCACCTGCGATTGCCTCATTGACAACATCATCCACTGCCCTATCACACTCTGGGTGAATGGACATTTCTCTATATCGTCTAATAAGATCTGATTCGTCTTTATAACTACCATCTAAGTCAATAGCGGTTCCAAAATAACCACCACCTGCTACGGGAGTTGCAGCATCATCAGATTCTTTACGCACAAAAGAAGGACCATTATTCTGACCCTTCTTCGCACGCTCAAGAGAATAACCAAAAAGTTGAGACATTAACTATGTACCTGTTCTACGTAACTATTTAGCGAGGTAAGAAACCGCGTTTTTATGACTGGTTTCCGCTATCTACGTCGTTGTCGTAAGTCCAGTATTGTACTTGGAACTCTACAGTGTACTCTTCTGGAGTGTCATTTGTTCCCCAGTCAAGTTCGATAGCACTGATGTTACTTGGCCAGATACCTTCAAATCTATAAGTTCTGATAATGTTTCCTTTACGATCCATCTGACGAACTTTTGCTGTAGACTGATAGTCTGCAATAGTATTTGAATTTTGGAAGTTTTGTTGTAGTGCTTGGATGTTAGATGACCACGCCTCGAAGAATGCTCTGAACTTAAATGATTGATCATTAAGTACAGTCACTGTCCAAGGTTCAAAGGTTCTATCACCTGCAATTTTTAATTGTCTTCCTCTGTAAGGAACGTTAACAACTCCTACAACGGATGCGGGAATGTTTGCTGCCTTTACAAGGAATGTACCAAACGCATTTGCTGTAGTAGCGTTTAGTTGTGAACCACCGCTTAGTGTTTCTAAAACGTCAGCGGTTGATCCAGTTACTCCACCAGGTTGAGGTGTAATCTCACTCTGTAAAACAGGAGGTGCGAATACTTCAACTTGGAACAGATTAGGACGTGCAAAGTCCTTTACGTTATCTCGGAAGGTAAAGATAGGTGCTTTTATGTTTGCACCTTGTACCTGTCCTGGTTGTGCTTCTGCCATTGTTAGTTACTCTCTTGATTAAGATGTTACTTCACTGAAACTAGAACCAGTTCTAGTAGCGGTAAAGGTTAATGTAATGTAGTTGATAGAGCGTGTTGGTTTCACGAATATCTCCGCGAAGAACTCTCCTCTATCTATTGCTTCAGGTGGGTTGTTGCTCGTATCGCAAACGACCAAGAAATCAACGATTCCGCGACGAGATTGTATTGAACGTAGGAATGGTTCTACGATGTTCTTGAATGAAGAACGTGTAAACTCATCGTTAAGTTCAAAGAGTTGTGTTTTTGCTGCGTCTGCTATTGCATCTTCTAGTACCAAGAACAAGCGACGAACGTTAATTCTGTCGAATGCTGATTGATATGAAAGTGCAGTCTTGTCACCGAATAGTACAATACCCTGACCTGGGAATGATACGATTGGGTTGACTCTTGCAGCATAGAGTTTGTCTCTATGATCTTTTAGAGGTGAGTAAGCAAGTTTAATTGCATTACGTAATTGACCTCTATTAAATCCTGCGGGTGAGAACCACGCTTCTGAATTTAATGTTGCACTTAGTACAAGACCTGCAACGTCTGCGTTACAAGGAACGTAACGATATACGTCATTGTACTTGTCATAGATGTACTTATAGTTGTTATCGAATACAGCGTAAGATGTTGATCCTAACTTACTGTACATATCGATTGTTTTATTAACAATTACATTTGTGTCTGATTGTCCTATTACATCTCCGCGTGATGGTGAGATAAATGCTATACAATCTTTACGAGTTGCAGCAATGTCAATGATCTTCTGTGCTTTAGCAACAGTATCATTAGCGTTTGCCATTGATGGACCCATCAAAATGTAATCTACATCAACTGTTTCTCTATCACCTATAAGGTCATATCCACCAAGGATATTTGCACGAGATACTGTGTATCCGTCTACTCCACCTTGTAGTGTGTATTTTACAGTTGAACCATTTGTTGTGCTGATTATTTCACGACCAAGATTTGTTTCGTTATCTTTGATTGGTGTTGCGTATTTGATAAGATCAAATGAACGAGACACACCAGATAAACCAAACCCGCCATTAGCAGCACTATCAACATCCATTAATGATGATCCTTCGTGAGAACCCCAGTAAACGTATGCTGAGTTAGATTTGATTACATCTTTATAGTAAAGTGTTTCGCCTTGTACACCTTTAGCGTCTGTAGACTTAGAAACAAATAGGAATTTCTCAAGGACTGATCCAGGAGTTCCTGTTAGTTTTCCATCTCCGTCAAGGATGAGGATGTGCATCTGGTCATTATCACCACCGCGATCCTTTACCCAAGGAGAAGTTGTAGGACGTGGAGCAATGTTGATCCATTTTTGTTCGCCACCATAGTAACGTTCTTCGTATTCTGAACGTACGCTTAATACTTGAATACCACCACTAGAAGTGTTGTCATCATCGATTGTGTAGTTTGCTGCAAAGTCTTCTGAACCTGCATTGTTTACAACACGTAACTGACGTTCAACGCTTTCTACTGTTGCTTTGTCACCTGTTCTGTTACCACCTGATGCTGCATCCCATAATGCAATAACATCACCTGGATCAAGAACATCTGATGACTGAGCATAGTCAACGTTAAGTTCAATCTTTCTTGTTACAGGATCATATGCTACGACCTGTCCAAGAACGTCGATAGATGATGGAGATGAAGCATCTGTTTCTGCTCTCCAATACTCACCAACCTTAAAGTCTCCATTAATAGTTGTAGGACTCAATGTAACAACCATTGTGTAACTAAACACTTTTGCTTGTGAGTTTCCTAGACTATAGGATATATTTGACTTGTTTGTAATTATATCTGTGAAATCCCATTCAGCAGATGTAGGTGCTCCGAGTGATAAGATTTGATCTGGACCTGCATCGGTCATCACTATTCTTAGTGAGTTACCAAAAACTCCAGGGAATCTTGAACCCCACTTCCAAGCGTTAGCAGCAGTCTCGATTGTTGATTCATACTCCTCAATGTTTTTAATAAGAGGAGCAGTAACACCTGTTACAGTTGTCTCATTAATAAATGTTTTGCTGACTGTTACAGTTAGACGAGCAACAGCAACACCATCTGTGTGAGATGAAGCAGTTGTGCTTAGTTCTCCACGTGTTACGGTTAAGTCGTTTCCAACGATAGCACTTACACGAATTATCTCATCTTCAATCTTTAAGTAGTCGTTTAACTGTACGTTAAGTGCACCACCGTCAGCAACAGTAACTGTTGTGTCACTTGAACTTAATGTTCCACCCTCGTTTAAAGTTGTAGATGTTCCTGCTTGTTCTATTAATGTAATAGATGAACCCGCAGCGTGTGAAGTAGCAGCAGATGCTAACTGTCCACGTAGAACTGTTAGGTCATTACTGTTTACAGCAGTAACCTGTAGTATTTCAGCGTCTATTAAGATCAGATCGTTCTGAGCAAAGTCTGTACTATCCTTAACTGTAAGAGTAGTATCTGCTCCACTGAAAGTTGTCTGAGTTGTTTGTGCTGTGTCTATTGAGTTTTTAAGTGCACTTGCTTCTGCTCTTATGACTTTTAATGTACCGCCATAGAGTAAAAACTGTGATGCACTGTACCAGTATTCGTAGTTAAAGTCACTAGGTCTACCAAATGTAGAAAGTAATTCTTTCTCACTTGTAATATCAACAATCTTGTTGACAGGACCCTTTTCAAAAGAACCGACTATCACTGCCACATTATCTAAAGTTGCATTTGCAACTGTTGTCAGATCCTTTTCAAGTACAACGACCCCTGGTGAAAGTTGGGTGGATGCCATTGTTTAATTCTCCTTGAAAAATGCTTCCAATTTTACTAGAATTATTTATTAATACCGATGTTTCTGATGGGGAAACAAAACGTGAACTGTTTACCAGTCAGGATAGTCACACCATTTACGACTCTTTTTATTTCTTCTACGTACTTGAACACGTTTCTTAGTACATTCTTTACACTCATATGCAAATGCAGATGGGTAGTTACCTCTATCCTTTCTAGTTTTATAAAAATCTGATAATAAATTTTTTGTGACAAGACATTTACGACACCTTCTATCTTCTAATAACAGGTGTTCTAACTCTAACTCGTCTTCTAGGTTCATCTATATTCCCACATATAGGTTCTCTCACCATAAGGATCAGAGTTCCAGACGTTACCATCTTCATCAATGAATGTTGTATCTTCTATGCCATTATCAACAAAACCAAATGGTGCCATATCTGCTTCTATTGCTTCTCTTTGTTCTTCATACATCTTTACACGAACATCATTATCGTGTATCTCTTTGAAATATGGTTGCACTGCTAACCAAGCAAAGATAACTAAACACATAGCAAGGTCATCATTACATCCTTCTTCTGCTTGCCACGACTGTCCTTTCTGAATAAAGGTAGTTAGTTCTGAGATAATATCATAATCACATAGCGTCATCTTATCATCTTCTATTAATTGTTTTAAGTTAGAACAACCAACTTTCTTTACAGCACTAGACATCTTTACACCAAGTTGTACTTTACCACCAGAGAATCCTTGTCCTATAACTTGTCCTGCTCTACCACGCATAGCAGACATTAATAGATTGTCATACTCAAGATCATACTGTATGATGTCTGCTACCTGTGCACCAACGTCATTTACTTCTACTAATACAAAAGCGTGGTTGTATGCACTTGCAGTCTTGACTATAATATCTGGGAATAAAAGGGGTTTAACTGTATTACTTCTATATTTTGCTACTAATTTATACGGAGGTTCTGTAGTATCGAATATACAAAACGCACTATAGTCACCATCTACTCCGCGTGCTACGTCTACAGTCATCGTATAAGTGTGTCCGTCAATCGGATCTTCATAAACATCCAGTCCTACACTGGAGTGTAGAGGATCTTCATAAACCATTAATCTTAATTTACTTGCGGAAATTAGTGTATCTACAGATCCTAGAAACTCACATTCAAACTCAACTCTGAACTGTGCCTCTGATGTGTTTGCTATAGTTTGCTCTTTCCACTTCTGATCTCTACCTGGAACCTGTGACCAGTGCACCTCTGTATTAACATATTCGTTCTTATTTCTTTCTGCATCGTGCCATATTTTATAATACATATTCATCCCGTGAGGGGTAGAAATGATAATAACTTTTGTTGATTTACCAGAAGATATAGTAGGATAGACAGAAGCAAAAAACTGTTCAGCAATATTATTCGGAACGAACGCAAACTCATCAAGGAAGATAATATTAAAGGACATCCCACGAACAGCAGAAGCAGAAGTAGATGAAGCAAGGAGACGAGATCCGTTCTCCAATTCGACTGACCCCTTGTTCCAACCAACAATACCCTGCTGCATCCATTTAGGAAGGTTCTCATAAGATAACTGTAAGCGTCCCAACATTTCTCTAGCAGTCGGGGCTTTGTTTGCGAGGATTGCGACATTGACATTATCGTTGAATATTACATACCATAATAGATATGATGTTACAATGGTTGATTTACCAGACTGTCTAGGTAATTTAGCAATATTAAATCTATTCTCGTGAAAACTTTTTACCATCTCCTCTTGGAAATCGTACATATCAAAAGGTATAACACCTTCATCAAGAGATACAATCCTAATATAATTACGAATAAAATATGCAGGATCTCTACTACATTTAACAAACTCTCTTACCTGTTCTGGTGAGAAGTTAGTTGCAACGTTTGCTTTCTTAAGATTAGGGTTGCCTAAGTATATCTGGTTTTCTGCCATTAATCCTTACTCCAAGGTTTGTCAAATAAGACCGTGTTTATATATTTATCTGCCCAGAGGGGATCAAACCACTGTGATAATACTGCTTTAGTTTTTTTGTTCTTTCTCTGAGATACACAATACCAACATTGATCATCCAATCTTTTCATTATAGGAATGAATGGTGAGTGTGGATCTCTCTTTGCGTGCCTTACAGCGTCACAAAATACTATCAAATATTTTTGTACTACTGAATAAAAATCATCTCTCGCTTTTTGATCTTTTAATCTAGCAAATTTACAATGCTGCGAGAAAACATCCTCTGCCCATATAGGTAAAGGTCTCTTGTCTTTAAATTTAAACTTCTCACTTATTACTGATAGTTTAGAATTGAGATCCACTCCGTGTACAGGAGACACATCGACAATAGCAGCAGTAATAGTTGAAGGCGTTTGGATAATGTCACAACCAAAAATAGGTAAACGATATTCTGGATCTGGATAAAGAACACAATGTATAATTTCTATTTTGTCTGTGTTTGCTCTTTCAATATGGAGTTTTCTAAGTCCTTTGCATTTCCACATCTCATTGCGTATAGTCACTTTTTCGTGTTCTATGACACTATGATCTGACTCAATAACTGTGAGGTCAGGCAAGTCACTAATATTCCTGCGGATAAGATCCGCTAACTCATCACAAAGATTTGTCACAATTATTCTGCAAGTGTACCACGTGATCTACGAAGTTGTCGTAGTTCTTCAAAGTCTTTTTGTTTCGTACCTCCATCATAGGGCCAAGCATACCCTTCACCAATCATCTCTTCGTTGAGAGATACATTCCCATCACCAACATATAACCACCCAAGCAAACGACCATACTTACCAACCCCGCCTTTGAGTTCAGTTCGTATAGTAAGTTCAGACTCTCCATCAATAGCACTCTCCAATTTTTCTTTTAACCAGTTAGTAGCATCTATGCCCAATGCTTTTTCTTCTAAATCACGGGTGCGTTTCTCAGGAGTATCAACACCTGCAACACGAACTCGTTCTTTCTTGTATAGATCAAAACCTAGATCAATAGTAACATCAATAGTGTCACCATCAACTACTCGGTTTATTTCCGTCACTCGGAAGTTGTAGCAACTCTTCCTGCTTGGTGGAACCATTGCTCCCATCGTTCATCTCCATAAATGCCATCCTTAGTATATAGACGATATACCAAGTAACTATTACAACAAGTATTCCTACCATCCAGATAACACCCCAAACAACCATTAGTTCTTATTGTGTACTATTGTATGGTTTCCATACCACTGTCCGTGTAATGGAAAGTCTCCTGTTTTATTTACCTTCACATTAAATCCTATTGAATATTTTTGATCTCTTGAATAGTTCTGTGTAGTAGAATGTTCCAACCAAGATGGAAATAATATCAAAGTATCAGGAAATGTTTCTACTGCCATCTCTTGATAAGTAGCAAAACAACTCATTCTTGCTTGTACAAGTGGACTATGAAAATTAATTAATCCTTGTTCTGGACTTGTCTTATGATAATAACATCCTGACAACTCAAATCCTGGGTGCATATGTTGATTCTGATTAGCACCTGTTGGGTATATATTTAACCAAGACTCAGGTATATTCCAATTATCGTGACCGACATATTTAATAACACACTCTGCAATATATGATTCTAAATTTGGCATTTCATATGCACGAAAAAAATCCCTCCAATGATCTTGCTTGGAAGGATCATCACCGAAGTGAAGAATTAATTGTTCTTTCTCTTGTACATCACTAATAACTTTTTCAAGTTCATCCCTTATCTCAGAGTCATCGTGTCTGAATCTTAGAACTGTGGATGGAAATAAATCAATAACGTCAGGTTGCATAATAAAGTTTCTGTTACACTATCTAGGAACTACGACAGTTCCATTTTTTAAGTGCTAATGCTTTACGAGTTGGTCTACCTTTCTCATCTTTCATAGGTCCTCTCATTCCACCCATTCTTTTGCAAAAATTGTTTTGCCTTTTATCTGCCTTACTACCTGGTTTTGGACTACCTGTTACAGGTGCTTTAAGATCTGAACCAGGATTCTCACGTTCGTAAGACTTTCTTCCTTTTTCATTTAACCCACCACTAGGATTTTTTCCTTCTTTACGTTGCCACGCAGATTCTTTAAAACTTTTTAAACCACTTTTAAGGTTACTTGCTTTACCTGTTTTTACGTGACCATACTTAGCAAGATCTTTATGTAGGTCTCTATACTGTGCTTTACTATCACCAGATCTTTTGTTTGACTGATCCATTCTTTTGTTTTTACCTACAGTTTGGTATCCTTTACCAACACCTGCATATTTTTTTTGATAGAACTCTTCTTTTACCTTAATTTTTCTAGGGTATGCTGATTTATTTGAATCTTGTCTCATTGCATCAGAATCATATCTTGAAACATAGTCAATTCTATCACTAATTTTTTTTCCTAGTTTTTTCTCTGCTCTTTTTATTCCTTTATCTCTCGCTTTCTGATACTTACCCATCTTGCCACCGTGAACATAATTTTTATCAAACTTTGCGTGGTAGAGATAGTTTGCAGTAGTGTTCTTACTTAATTCATCAATCTGTTCTACTTCTTCTTTATATGACTGCACTCTAGTTTTACCAAGAATGTATTTTGGATCATTCTTCATTGCTTTCTGTGCATCTGCCTCATCATTTTTATTTACATTTATAATTGTCTTTCCACCTTTTTTAGTTTTAGTATGTGCTATATTACCCATTTCTTCTTTTACTTCTTTTTTCTTCTTAGTTTTCTTAGCAAACGCTGCCATAGGACCTGATGGTTTACCAGTTCCCTTGTAGATACCATAAGAAGTTCCTTCTGACTTCATACTTTTTATATGTTTTCTGATCTTGTCTGCTTGACTCTTATGTTTAGTTACAGCACTATCCAGTTCCTTTGCAACCGTTTTGAGTTCTTTCTCTTCTTTCTTCATCGATGCTTTTGCTGCCTTGATTCTATCAAGAAATGCTTGTCCACCTTTCTCTTTCTTGATCTCATCATCAGTCCTTGCTCTACCCATACTATTATTCTTAGCGTATAACTTACTCTGCATATCATTAGTGCTAGTAAGTCTACCTCTACCATAACTCTCTTTATACAAATCAATTAATTCATTTCTTGCTTCTCTTTTACTAGGTCTACGATACCTACCAACTTCTGTAACTCTACCATCTTTACCATAGTGCCTTCCCTTTGTTCTATTGACGTGATCTGTCATTGCAGTATCTACCTCTTTAGTGCTTCTAGCATACTGAGTAGACTTATCTTTTAAATTAACTTTTTCTTCTACCTTTTTTGGACCGTATGTGATGCAAGGGTTTTTACCACAACCACAATTTTTCTTAGAATCTGGTTTTACTAACTCAACTTCTTCATTTTTCTTACCCACATCCATTATCGCACCTTTACCATACTTATCAGTTATTCTTTTCTTAACCATCTCAAGTGCTCTAACACTATTCTTTTGCTGCCTTAACATACGTGCTTTTCTTTGAGCATCAGTCTCAGTATTTTTTGTATGGTTAGCAGTGGTTGCATCAGATTTTTTAGGTGAACTAGGATCACCACCTGCCATTGCAATACTATCTTTCCAATGATCATATCCTTCTTCTGGAATATAACCTTCACTGTTTATTCCAAGAACTGCCTTTAATTTTTTACCTGCTGAATATGGATTTTCTTTTGCCTTTCTTTTTCTTGTTTCTGCTTTTATTGATGACATCTTCAAAGCATTAGAAAGTTTAGCACGCTTACTGTTGTACTTTGGTTTACCTCTAAACGTTGAATCAATCGCACGAGCAACTCTCAATCTCTTACTAACTGTAGGATCACCATATTCTTTTATGATCTCTTCTTTAGTAACTTTAGATTTTTTCTTTTTATCCTCACTATGATCGCAACCACAAGATTCAGAATAGTTTTGAAATGATTGAAGATTAGTCATTATGCTACTTTATTATTAGATGGGTTTCTAGGACAATTTTTTTCGTGTTTTTCAATCCACGTCTTAGGTCTCCAATGTCCTTGAGGAGACTTTAATCCACAATATGCACATACCCACTGACCATTAATATCTTGTATCGCCACGGATCAACCTCCAACAACTTGTACTTGTTCTACAACTACGTCCGCAGAACCTGCTGTTAACTTAACGGTTCTTTGTAACATAGGAACGGTGTTGGCAATTACATCAGCATCACTAATTGAATATGCAGAACCTGCACCTGACGCATCAATGTCTGTAGTAATTGTTATGTCAGTGACTGCTGTTACTTTCTTACCTGCTGATGCAGCAGATTCAAAGTCTGATCCAAAACCATCTGTGTCACCACCATCTATAGTCTGAACAAAATCTCCTACAGCAAAACTGTGACGACCACCTGCTCCTGTACCGTGTCCACCACCTGCAACAGTAAATACTGAACCGTTAGCATTAGTTGCACCAGTAATACTAATATTTTTTGATTTACCTACTGAAAGCAAGACTGCTTCCCCTGCTGCAAGTGTAATAGCAGGACCGCTATCGAACTTTATGGTTGATGCAGATGCAGCATATGCACGTACAACTCCACTTTTAACGACGATGTAAGCAGTACCTGAACCACTCACTGTCGTAGTATCTAAGACATTTAATACAGACATCGACTTTTTGACACAAGATTGTTTTTACTATTTATCCTCTTTCTGTTTCTGTTTGAGGAATTTCGCAAGATCAGCAGTGCTACCAACAAACATTGTGTTGTTAGTAACGTTACCTGTTACAGCACCTTTTGGACCTTCTTCTAATTCTTGCATTTTTTTCTGAAGGTCAATTAGTTTATCCGTGGCATCTGCCACGTTCTTAATAAGATTACCTGCTACCTCATAGGCACGTGGTGAATCTGTTTGTTGTGATAGTTCTAGGATTCCGTCTACCGCTTCCTGTCCCTTGTCAATTAACGAATACAAATTGCCACGAGTATATTCGTAGTCTTTTTTAATTGCTTCGTTTTGTTTTACAGGTGTATCTTCTACTCTCTGTAATGTAGGTTTCTCATCTTTAACGATGGATGTCTCTACATCAAGAGCGTCTTCAATACCGTCGAATTTACTCGTCGTTTCCTGTGACTGGGTTTCTTGATTTTCCATCATTGAATTCACTGAATAGTTCATTAAAACCAAAATCATCATCTGGATCAGAAGTGATTGGGTCTGGTTCGACCGTGTATCTCATTTCACGAGGTGCACTTGTTTTGCTATCAGGAGCAGTATCGACGATTGCCTTACGTATAAGATCTTTCTCACCGTCGAGAACAGGACCGTAGATATAAGTTTTGCAAGTGAAAGTTATTGTATATATGAGAGTTCTTCTTGTTGTATAGTCACCTTCATAATCATCATCATAAGATATTGTATTTAAAACTACTGGAAAATCTTTTTTCTCCTGTAACTGATCGTTCAGTTGTACAGAGATATTAAATGTGGGTTGGAAGTATGGAAGTATTTGTTCTAAGATTTGTAAACCGTCATCTTGATTCTTTGAAAGAATTGCTAACTCAAAGTCAACGTTGTACGGTACTGGCATAAACGCTTTTTGTAGGTCAGTTCCAACAGCAGTCCTAACTCTCTGTGTTGGGGAGACCTTTCTTGTTGCGTCGTAATTGAAACCAGAAATCTCAAACGAAATCCTAGGAAGCGTAATTTGAGTCGCATCTTTCCTAGTTAAATCTCCTACTTGTTGGAGTCTTGCTAAAAACTTTTGTTTAGGTCCATATGCCAATGGCACCTTCATATACTCATATTCCGTAGCATTTTTTTTCCTACGAATTTCTATGTTATTAAACAATGTACCGAAGGCAATAACTGACTTTCGGAATATTTCATTGTATGTATATGTACCTAACATTAACTAGCACCTCCAATATCACCAAATGGGTTCCCTTCTGAGAAGTCAATGATTCCATCAGCAAGGGTCTCAAACGAATCATTTGAATCGTATTCGCTTGATGTATTATTTAGTGTATTATATGATGCAGTTGTCCAAGCAGCACTTGATGACTGCCCTGTTATAGTCTCTGGAACTGTAAATATTCCAGTTCTATTAAAGACTTGTAATTGTCTATTAGTAGAATCCCAAGACTTAACCTCTGCTGTAATATTAGAGGTTCCACCTGCCACCACTTCACCGACTGTAAAGTCTCCAGTGCCACCTGTGGCAAAGTTGATAGTGATGGATACTGAGAAGTCCTGTTCGATTTGATCGATTGCAGTAACTCCTGTATCGAACTGCTCGTCGCTGAACTCGAAGAGTTCACACTTGAGACCCCATACGTGGATCTTACCTAACTGGTAGAAAGGTTGTTCGTGCTCAACGAACATAATTTTAAATATTTTATTTGCCATAGGGAAGTAAACCAAGTCTCCTTCGTTAGGTCTTCCTTCCACAATCAGTTGTGCATTGTCATCAACTGCTTCTGTAAATCTTTTTCTTGATATTATAAATGTAACTTGATCAGAAATCCTTACACCAAACTTAGTAAAGAGATCACCATCACCAGTAAATCCAGTTGGATCTTCAATGTACGCTTCTATCTCATAGGCATCATCAAATTTAGACAAAGCATCTTCAGTAAATGTTGTATCTTCATTTACTAAAGTTCTAGGCAAATAGAAGACATTCTTTCCAAACATCTTTATCTGTTCTATAACAAGATTCTCTATAAGATCTTGTTCGCCAGTTGTACCTTGTGTAAAGTAGGAGTTAGTTGCCATTATCCAATCATATCCATTGGTGGAGTTTCGTATGTAGTACGAAGTTGTTCGTCTAACTGTTGAAGTTCCTCTACAGCATCGCTATAAATTTTCTCACCATTTAGAGTAACACCACCAGGGAGTTGAACGTTTTGGAACTTAGTTAAATTTGTTCCCCAATATTTTTTAATCATCGCAGTAGCATAATCCTTGACCCACATCTCATTATAGATTTTTGTAAAATTAATTGGATCTAATGCACGAACACAATCAATAACAATATACTCACCCTCACGAACATCAGTGTTAGTATCAAAGTCGATATATAAACGACCAGATGTATGAGTAAATCTTGTAGGTTTCATTCCTTCCAATAAGAAATTAATTGTCTCAAGATGTGTCTGAATCATATAATAATGATAAAACTGTGTTGATGTAAAATCAAACAGATCATTCAATCTTAACTGATAACGAATGTCAAACATATTTGCAGTACCTTTGTCTTGGAAAGTAAAGATACCATTAACAGACGTTATAAAATCAGGTAAGGTTAAAAAATTATTTTGCGTCTTAAATTCTGTACTACCTACAGTCTCTGTAGTATCTGCTTGAAAAGCATCTACTTCAGATTGAGTCATTTGATGCTTTAGGTAAACTTTTTCTGAACCACCGTAATGATAAATATGAAACTTCTCGATAGTATAATCGATAGCATCATCTATTTGATCATCAGAAACGTTGACTTCTAATACAGGTTTACCTAATCTGCGAAGTGCGTATTCTTTTAGTGTTGCTTTAGAGGTTGGAGTTGCCATATTAGTTTTTTTGTAACTTAACCATTACAGTCTCCTTTTGCATAGGAGCGACATCATTCAATCCATTAGCATCGAACCAAGGAGCATTCTCCCAGTCAAATCCTTCACCGAATGTATTGTCAGGTGCCATAACATACCAATGACATTTAGCGTCAGGTATATCCACAGCACAGACCGCCCAATCATCTGCCCACTGGGGCACTTGCACATACATCACTGGTAGGTGATTGGCAAATAAAGAAATAATAAAGGAGAATAAAATCATAATGCAGCGATCGCAGCAGCGAATTGTGTGTAATTTAGTGAGTTCGCAGCAGCAGTTTTAAGTTGTGCTAGTGTAATTGTTTCTGCCTGTAATGCAGAGTCTGCCTTAACACCTTGTGCAGCAGTAGCATAATCAGATGATGCAGTTGCAGCAGCACTGCCTAAAGTAGGTTTACCAGTTAGATCATTGTATGCTCCACTGGTTGCTACAGTTGCCAAGTCACCTGGTTGTGTAGCAGAAGCAGCAAGTGTACCTTGTGCAGCAGTTGCGTAAGCACTTGCAGCAGTAGTAGCAGCAGATCCAAGTCCGAGAGTTGTTCTAGCAGCAGATGCTGATGCGTCATCAACCAGAGTTAGACCAAATGTGCTGATTGCAGAGGCATCAAGTTTTCCAGTGATACCTGCTGTTACACGAGCGTCAGCACGTGCATCTGTATAATAAAGATTTGTTGATCCTTCTGCTACATCATCAGTATCGTGGTTAGATAGAGATGCAATAGTAGATGGGATAGTATATGAAATAACACCAGTAGAAGCGTTATATCCTAAATCTCCACTAACTGAAATGTGTCCACGAGTTCTTGCAGCAGTGGTGAATAGGTTGGTTGATCCTTCTGTGATATTATCTGTGTTAATGTCTGACTGAGTAACAGACAAAGTACCAGAAGAATGTGAAATACCTGTTCCATATGTGAAGTGTGTTCTTGTTCTAGCAGCAGTAGTAAATAAGTTACTTGAACCTTCAGTTACATTATCAGTATTAATATCTGACTGTGTGACAGATAATTGACCTGCTCCACTTAGTTCAATACCAGTTCCGTATGTAAAGTGTGTTCTTGTTCTAGCAGCAGTCGTGAATAGATTTGTAGATCCCTCAACGATGTTGTCAGTATCAAACTCACCAAAGTCAGCAGATAGAGTTAGTAAGTTACCTGCGTCATTGTAGGTAGCAGAAATACCAGTACCACCTGCGATTAATGCAGCAACACGATCATCAACTCTTTCGTCAGTAAAGTATAGATTTGTAGATCCTTCAGTAAGAGCATCTGTATCGTGGTTACTGATGTCACCAACCTGTGATTCTTGGAACGTAATAGTTCCAGTAATGTTCAAGTTACCTTGAATCTCAAAGTTTGTAGAACAAACAAAGTTACTTACAGATAAAGTGTTTGAACTAGGAATATATTTAAAGTTATCTGAGTCAGTTCTTATTTCAGTGTTTCCAGTTGTAGCAGAAACAAATGTTGGGAAGAATGTAAGGTTAGAACCTGTGGTGTTTGTGACATCAACTAGAGATGCAGTATCAGCATTACCAGTCAAGTCACCTGTTACGTTACCAGTAATCTGACCTGTAACTCCAAGTGTGCTTTGTAAAGTTACACCATCTTGAACATTAAGAGTTCCAGTAATATCAGTGTTACCTGTAGGTCCATCTACAACAAACTTGACTCCTGCTGATCCACCAACTGATAAGTCATCACCAACAAATGCTTTCTTCTTAACTGATAAACCACCATCTGTATGTACAGAAGCAGCAGCGTCATTATATCCAGAAGAATCTGTTATATTATTTGCTTGTACAAGACCTGCGAATGTAGCATTACCTGATGTTACATCTATACCAGAATTAAAGTCTGCGTTACCATCTACATTTAAAGTTGAATCTAAGTCAACTGCATTAGTTACATCAAGTGTTCCTGCAATATCAGTATTACCACTTGCAGATGCAACGTTGAATTTATTAGTGTTAATGTTGAACGAACCACCAACGTTTAAGGTTGATTGTAAGTTTGCTACAGAAGTAGCGATAAGTGAGGATATAGTTGTAGTTCCACCAGTTACGTCTAATGTTCCACCAACAACTGTATTTCCTGTAGGTCCATCTACAGTAAAGTTACCCGCACCAACATCAAGGTCGTCTCCAATAAATGCCTTCTTGGTAACTGCTAAACCACCTGCTGTAAATATTGCAGCACCGTTATTGTTTGCAGCAGTTGCCTGTGCAGTAGAATTTGCTCTTAGTTTCTCATCAAATGTTACAATACCACCAACACCAAGAGTCCCATCTAATGTGCTATTTGTATATACCTTTAAGTCTCCACCAATACCAGTGTTACCTGCAACAGATAATCCACCTGCGGATACTCTTAACGCACCATTAGATGACCAAGTTCCACCAAGAGTTGCATTAGTAGCATTTGTAAAGGTTGATATTCCAGTTACACCTAAAGTATTTGTAATATTGGTAGCACCCGATACATCTAAAGTATTACTTAATGTCGCTCCTAACGTCACTCCAAGCGTCCCTGAGAGGGTTGTATTGCTTGTGACACCCAAAGTACCACCAACGCTTAGATTAGAACTTCCTCCAACAATATTTACAGATGAATTTAAAGTAGATACTCCGTCTGCTCTAAATGTTCCTGCAACTAATGTATTACCTGTAGAACTAGCAACTGTAAATTTATTTGTATTGACTCTTAAGTCATTTGTTACATCAAGTGTACCAGTAATATCAACATTTCCACCGAACGATCCATCATCACCTACGACGAGATCGTCACCAACGTGTAGATCTATTCCTATACCTGCACCACCACCAACGATGAGGGCACCTGTAGAAGAATTAGTTGCGTTTGTAGTATCAAATAATTTTATAGAACCTGCGTCTAAACCAGATCTAGTACCAGTAAATACCTCAGAATTATTAGTTGCATTATGATAGAAAGCATATCTAAGTGCTGAATCATCCCATCCAAAGAATCCTACTTTAGCATTTGAATCATAATATCTAAACTCCACACCACGATCTTTTGCATCGTCAGATGAAGGAGCAGTATCACCACCTAATGTAATGATAGGATCGTCCACAGTAATAGTAGTACTGTTTACTGTAGTTGTGCTACCGTGAACTGTTAAGTTACCATCAACTATGGCATTACCACCAACATTAAGATCTTGTCCTGAACTCAGGGTAACTGGGGATGTGAATTGAGTAGTAGCATTTACTGTTAATGCGTCACCAGATGCGTCACCAATGGTATTCTGTGCACCATTTAAAGTAACATCTCTGTTTAAAGTAACATCTCCGTGGACGGTAAGTGTTCCTGCTGTTGATGAACCTGCTCCAACTCTACCTATTGTTGTATTACCAGATTCTCCAAGAACTGTAAATTCTGTAGTATCTCCAGAATTAAGTTTACCGATATAAAGATCGTCACCAATATAGAGATCAGTAGCGATACCTGCACCACCATATACTCTTAAGTTTGAATTATTATCTGTAGCGTATGAAGGTGTATAAGCAACTGTTGATCCTGCACGTAATTTATATCTTACACGTAAGTAGTTCTGTGTACTAAATGTCTCAGTTGTTCCTAAGTCTTTTTGGTTAATAGCACCGTTAATGTATAAATCTGAGTTAAACAGAGTGTCACCTTCAATGTAACCACCACCATCGAAACGGAAAGACCCGTAATCTCCACTAGATATGATGAAATCGTCTTGAGCATTTGTTCCTATAGTTGGTACATCAACATCCTCAGAATGGAAGAAGTTACCTAAATTTAAAGTTCCTTCTATATCTGTGTTACCATTCGTAGTGCTGATTTGGAATTTTTGTGTACTACCGTTAGTAAGCGTAAAGGTCTTACCAGTAGTATCCATTAAGAAATCATTATGTAGAGTTACATCGTCATCAACATCAAGTGTTGCATTAAGAGTAACATCACCATCTACATTTAGAGTTTGGTCAAAGTCTACTCCTTGTTTCGTGTTGAGTGTTCCTTCGATAACTGTATTACCGTTATCAGAGTCAACCGTAAACTTGTCAACATTACTAGCAGTACGAATCTTGAACGCTTTTGCATCGGCAGTAACAATTAAATTATCTGTAATTTCAGTTTCTAACTGAACATCTAATGTACCTTCAATAACTGTATTACCATTATCTGTATCAACTGTAAACTTATCTACACCCGCAGCAGTTTGTATATTAAATGATTTATTATCTGCCTTGATAATTACATTGTTATTAACTTCTGACTGTCCTGCAATAGTAACAGTGCCACCAATGTGTGCGTTCTCAGAAAGTCCAAGTCCACCAGTTACAACTAATGTACCAGTTGTAGTTGATGTAGAACCTGTATTTGTTGTAAGTGCTAAGTTACCTGCAATTAGAGGAGCATCAGTACCAGAAAAAACTTCAGATGTATTAGTTGCATTATATAAGAATCTATATCCACCTGTACCTGACCAAATATTTGAGTTAGCATAATCTTCATCCCAACCAAAGAATCCAACACGTGCCTGAGTATCGTAGTATTTAATCTCAACACCACGATCTTTATTATCATCAGTAGTGGGGGTAGTGTCTCCACCAAGAGTAATGATGGGGTCATCTACCGATATTGTTGTACTATTTACTGTGGTTGTAGTTCCGTCTACTTGTAGATTACCACGTACTTGTACTAAACCTGTTGCAGCATCATCGTCACCTGGATCTAATACCATAGTGGCATCACTGGTTCCGATAGTATTCTGCTGTAAGTAGAAATCTTCTACTTGAACTTTTGAAGCAACATTAGTTGCTGTGATAACAATACCATCATCTGATGTTACGTTTATCTTTGCTGTTCCTGATCCTGCATTATTTGAGGTAATGTCAAGAGTTCTATTTACAGAAGAGTTTACGTTATGATGAATTAGAAGAGAACCTGATGAACGTTCTATTGTTTGTAGAGGTGTGTTTCCAGGTCTGTCAAGTTTTATAAGTGCACCACTAATATGAGTATCAACGTTAATATCTACTCCACCTGCACCAGTATTATCTACATTGTTGGCAGTAAATAATAAATTTCCACTGGTATCATTTACAGTAACATAATTAAGATAATTAAATCCTCTATATCCAGTTGTCGCTGTTAATTCTTGATCTAACTCAAAAGTTTCTAATGTATTACCATCAGCAAATCCCACTCTAGTGTTTTGCATCTGAGTGTTATCAACTGCAAGTGGTGCAATAGTAACGTGACCATTTGCATCTACATCAAAATCTTCTTGAGCAAATGATGCTAAACCTTTTTGTTCTGTAGCAGCAGCAGCGAGGTATCTCCAATTACTTACATCACCACTTGTATGAGTAGGTGCTCCTTGTCCTGCACCAATATTTGTTATCGCCTGATATACTTTGCTTGCATTCTCAATAATATCGTATCTATTATATGTTGAACCTGCATTATAGGTTGCATACTTTGAACCTTCAGTTGCAGTGGCAATCGGTACATTGGTTGCTTGTGTAATTCTTCCATATCTATCAACGGAAAACTTAGATGCGTTTACAGTTTCTGTTCCGAATGGTTCACCATTAGCACCGTTAGTAGATACAGATGTTAATGATTCAACGTTATATGAACCCACAACAACCGCAGTATCAGCAAGGTCAATAAATGGGTTGGATGCTACACCATCAGGTGTAGTAAATATAACTCTACCTGCACCACCAGTTAGGTTTCTAGTTGTAATTTGTCCTGTAGCAGTTCTAGTTAACAAACCAAAAGTGGTTATGTTTGCTAATGCTGTTAAGTCACTATCTAATCCTTGTGCGTCAGTAATACCATACTCTGCAAGAGTAGATGCTAAACTAGCACCAATAACTCTACCTCTTGAGTCAACTTCAACTCTAGAATACAGAGCAGTTGCATCAGGATCATTAGGATTATAATGTGGAAGAGAAGAAACTAATTCTAAGTTTGTTGCAAGGTTTAAGTTTGATGAACCGTCAAAAGATCCAGAACCAGTTATAGAACCAGTTAACTGAATTTGTCTTGCAGATGCGAGTCTCGTAGATGTAGAAGCATTTCCAATCAAGGTTGCACTAATAGCACCCGCCTCAAAGTTACCGTCAGCATCTCGTTTAACAAGAGTGTTAGCAGCATTTGATTCAGTTTCTATCGGTCTCTCATATCGCAGAGAGTTCCAAGGTGTAACACCATCTCCGATCTTGATACGTGAAGTATCGATCTCGATTCCCAGTTCACCTTGAGCAAGTATAGGGTTGATGTTTGCCCATTGTTGAGCACCATCACGTCTTAATTGGAGTCTATTTGCCATTGTTTATTAAGGACACTATCGCCTCTTTGATATTTATAAGCAAAATAGAAAGGGACCGACGGTCCCTAACGATTATTCTGCATTTACTTCGTCTACCGTATTAGTTTTTAGGTATTCTAGAGTCTCAATAGCACCTTGTAATTTGAGCATTTGAGTCTCATTTTCTTTTACCTTTGCTACGAGTTGTTGATTTTCATCACGTAGTTTGTTGTACCTACCTTTAAAATCGTCGAGCAGTTGTTGCTCGTCCATTGTCTCAGGGGTGTCTACAGTCATTGATTTTTCTCCAAGAATGATTTTAGTAGAGATTTGATCTCAGTCAGTTCAGATTTTAGCACATCAACGTCAGTTTTTAAATTGGAGAACTCTCCATCTTTTAACTTACGTTTTTTTGCTGCACTACCATTAGTAGCATTAATATTTAGCACAGCACCAGAAGAGGAATCTCGTACTAAGTTTGGATGACCCTCAACTCTCTGGTATTTTGGTTTCATTACAAATCACTAAGTGCAATAACTCTAAGGTTTTTGATCTCTGGAACGTAGCACTGATTAGACGAAGTTAAAATAATTTTAACCTGTGCTATCGTAAATTCAGTTCCCTCAAAGGTGTACTCAAAATCTCTATAAAGGAGACTCTCAGTTTTCTGAATTGTCTTGTCCTCAAGACCATTGCCATTAAAATATGTATAACCGATTTCACTGACTGGAATTGTAGTTCCAACAGGAACAATCTTATACATAACTTTTATCTCTGTAGATGGATGTCTCCATCCTTCAAATCTTACCCTAAGTGAATTAGCAGGGTTAAGAAGATTCATTACCTTAGTAACGTAAACTGCATCATCAAGATCACCTGTAGGACTTTCTGCATTGTTACTACCAATCGCAAGATCATTAACTCTGTTCATAGTAGTAATTAAGGAGCAACGATCTGTGTCAAGAACAGGAGATATATTTGCATTAGATGTTGTCATTATCATCTGTACGTTCAATGATTTAGAACCAGATAATTTAGCATCTTCGTTTACCTGTGAACAAACCATCTTAGGTTCGTCAAGATAATTATCCTCATTAGGAATCATATCGTAGTAAATACCATCATTAATAAATGATGCTTGAGTTACATTGTTACCATCCTGTATTGATGTACCAGATACTGCGTTAAGTCTAGGAACAACATCTGTCTCAGGATATACTGTCATTTGTAATTGAGGATATAGTTGATCGAACTGTATGTTCTGTGTAGCAACTACATCAAAACCACCACTTACAATACCTGCTGAAGATACAGATGAAACTTGTAGTTTATATGTATCAAGTGTTGGACTACCAATAGCGGTATGTAATTTATTAATTTCAGTCAAAGGAATACCATCAAGATTGTAACATTCAACTATACTGTTAGGACTGTGTGCAATAGCAGTAGTTCCTGCTTGTCCACGAGAACCAGATGGTAATGTAAATATTTTACCATCACCAGATATACCAGTATATTCAATAATTTCAAAATGTTGTTTAGGAATTTCTGGATCACGAATAAGAATATAACCTTTATTAGATGTACTTACTGTAGAACCATTAATAACAGTATGGAATGCAGCACCATCCATAACGTGTAACTGGAATGAACCTGTTACACCATCACTTGCTGTAATACCATTTGTATGATATGCAGAGTCTATTAGAGTTGGTGATACTTCAGATGTAACGCCACTTATCAATACTGAGTTAGTGCCATCGTGCATACAGTGGTTTGAATGACGTACCTTAATTTCAGTTGCTCTGTTAAAGTATGAGATAGGAGCAGATGGATAATCATTAATATCATCACCTTGGAAATTTGTACCACTTGTTCCAATAGTTCCTGATCCAGTTGTAGCAGAAGCAATTACCTGAGTGACTGCATCACCATCAGCGAATGTACCTGTGATAGATTTAACTGTCACAACTCCTGTTCCTGCGTTCCAGTCAGTAACCATTGCAGATGCACCAGTACCATTTGTTACTACTGTACCAGTAGCAAATGTACCAGACACACCAGTTAATGTAATAGTACCAACAGATCTTGAAGATACAAGTCTATAGATGTAACTAGCACCAGATGCAACACCTTCTCTAAATGTTCCTACAACATCATCAAGTATTAAGTATGCGTTAGATGAACCTGACACACCCTGTACAACTTCACGAACAATAGCAGATGGAGCAGGAGATACATCAGTCTGTGTAATTTCAGCACCTATTGTAAAGTTAGCAACGTGATCTGAAAGTATTATCTTAATCTCTGGTTTTGTAGTTTCAATAGGATCCAATCTTAGTCTTGATATACCAAAGTTACCTTCTGCAAGTTCTGCGTTATTAAACCAAGCAGTTCCAGATCCACCTGTCTCAAATTGTGCTTTATATAATGTAAACTTAAGGTCTTCATATTGATCAGCAGTCCAAGTAGATGCGTTCTGTGATTTGAATAGAACACCTGCATATGGTTGTTCAGATATAGTTCTATCAGATGTAACATCATCTTCACCCATTCTTGAGATCCAAAGTTTATATTCATTGGAGTCAGAAAGTATAACAGCACAGTAGTCTCTATTCTCAGCAACATATACAGGTGATGGGAATGTAAACTTAGTTGGTATAGTACCGTTTTCAGATAAGTTAATATCAGATGGTAATAATGTTACGTCAGAAAAAGCAAGAACTTTTGTAGTTGGATAACCATTTGCCATTTCTCTGATCTGACAAGATACAGGGATTCTTTCGTCACGAGTTCTAAAGTAAATATCAATACTTGTTAAGAATGCACCACCCTTAGATTCAACCAAGAATGATTGAGCAAGAGGGTCATACCATCCAGTATCTCTAACTGTTAATGATGTGTTATTAACTGTACGATCTTGTGTTACTGTGTCTCTTACAACATCAGCATTTCTAACAGCAAGGATAGTTGCTTGTTGTGTTTCTATGACACCAGATGCAACATAATTGTGTTGTGCAGCAGAGTCAACCTCACCAGGAACTCTTGAGTCAGTTACAGATGTTGTTACACGAACAACTCTTGTACCTGTTGCAAATCTTGGGTTAGTATTAACAGCAGGATTAGGAATCCACATAATACCTTCCATATCACCATTAGTATTAGCAACCAATCTCTTAGGTTTAACAACAGCACGAGCACCAGATGTTTCACCTACAAGAATTTCACCCTCTAATGGGTTTCCATAGTATGTACCCATAACTGTATCTGACATTGTTCTAGTATCAATGTTTAGATATGGAGTTGTAGAAGCGTAAGATGTAGGTAGTTCAGTCTGATCATAAGGTGATAAACCGTCAGTAAATCCACTATTAGGATCAACAAGTTTTAAACGACATTGTGATGTTTGTCCTACAACAGTTTCACCTACAACAAAAGGTGTATCATTAGTACGAATATCTTCAATAGTATTCTTAATAACTTCAAGTAGTTTTGGTGATGTATAGAAGTTTACATCAACATTATCAATGAATGAATAAAATCTTGTATTGGGTTTTAAACGTTGGATCTTAAACGCGATATTTCTAGATCTGATAAACGGAACTACAGTTCTTTCAATAACACGATCACCAATATTTGTACGGTCAATTCTAGGAGTAATACGAGTTCTTAAACCAGATCTAGTTTGTGAACTTGTTGTATTACTTACATTAAACGTGATCTGTCTAATACCATTTCCACGCATATGTAAGGTAGAAGAAGACGTTGTTGTAGATGACCAGTTGGTTCTCCAAGAATTCCATTGCACAGGAGCAAATCCAGTATTGGTATCAGCACCACTTGCAACCATTGCTGCTTCATAACTACCTTCCATATTTACAACTCTATCAGGAGCACGACGTGTATCTACCCAATCATCAGATGATGGATATAAGTCAAGACGACCAATATATGCAAATACGTTAAATGGGTTTACATTCTCAACTCTTGAAGCATAAGGTTGAACAATAAATCTTTTTTCTGTATAAGGTCTTGTAATTGTACCTGTATCGTGAACAGTAACACCACTAGATTGTGTAGTGCTAAACTGTAATGATACGTTTGTAGTGTAGTGAGAAGGACGTAAAATACCTTCTTGGAAATCTAACGATGCACCAAAATCTTCGTGAGTAGTATCTGTAGAATCAAAACTTGTAAAGTTATCTACAAGGAATCCGTTTTTAAATTTATCAAATCCATCACTATCTTTTATAGGTAATGAACTTGTTTCTAATTCAAGTAAACTTAAAGAAGTATAGTACTCTAGTTGGTCAACACGTTTTTCAATAGCACCGATGTCACGCATAGTGAATCTACGGTTGTTCTCTCTTGAAATTCTTACATCTTCTGGAGAATATCCATATGGTCTATGAACCATAGTTGCTAGTAACATTGCATTATCAATGTTTGCAGGGATTTCATTTAGTTCTCCAGATATACCTTTAACAACTTTAAATTGTTGCTGATCTGTTAAGAATACTTTATCTACTCTACCAAGATAGAAATCGTAGTCACAACGGAAATCAGATTCTGGTTTAGGAATATCGATAATAGTAGCATTGTTTGAAACGCCTCCTGACGCGAAACTGCGGTCTTTAAAGTCTAACGATGCACAGTTAACAAAGTATGGTGCACCGACGGTGCCTGATCCAGATAATACTGGAGTTACACCTGGACGGAAATCAAGAACATCTCTAAGTTCTTTTGCAACACCGTTCTCAACGTACTGTGGAATGTCATCATAATCTACACCAACATATGATTCAGATGCAAAATAGTCACCAGTTGCTTCGTGAACAAACCTATTAAATACAACTTTTAGTTTTCTTAGTGGTTTAGTTGATGATGCAAATCTAATTAATTTTGAAATATCATAGTAATGTCCTTGTTGGTTAGGATCTAAGAAGAATGACTGTGTTATGTTCTTACTACCATTGTCAATAGAACCATCAGCATCGTTGATGATACCATTAATTACAACATTGTTAGCATTGAAACCTTGTACAGTCTCACCTAACTGGAAGAACTTATCATTCTCATAAACAAAATGACAAACATATGAAACTGAGTTGAAGTTTACAACACGTGCTTTTGCCTTAGATGTTTGTCCTTCAATAATTGTACCTTTCTGGAAGATGGTAGCATCCTGCATTGTGATGAAAGGAATTTTTGCAGAAAGTTCATCTAATGATTCATATACTGCGTGTACTTTATAAACATCAGAAGAACCTAGAGATATTTCTTCATCTTCAATACGTGTACCATATAATGAACCATATGAAAGACCATACTTAGGAGCATCAGAAGATATATTTGTTTTCTCAATCTTCATCACTTCCATTTCGGTAGCGTTCTTTAATTTCTTCTCTGCTTGGTTTTTAGATACAGAGGTAATTAAACGACAAGATGTAACACCTGTTAAACCAGAAACTGTTAAAGATGTTCTAGGAGTACCTGTGCTGTTAAATGATAGATTAGGTTCAATATCAATCAAAGTACCTGCTGTAGGTGCTAATTCTACTAACTGATAATGATCCTTATCATATGCAAGGAACTGTTCATCAGCAGGTAGAGATATTGTAAAGTCATTAGATCCAGTAACTGTTATATCATCAAAAGATCTTGCAACTATAACTGATTCATCTGTGATGCTCTTAATAGATTCTTTAGGCATCTCAATTAGAAGATCAGCAGTTTCTTTATCATATACTTGTGCTCTACGACGAACCATAAATGAGTAATCACCATTACTCAAACCACTTGCAGTACCACTCGCATTTAAAGCAGATGTAATATTATTTGTTATTGTGTTTGCAGATATAGGATATATCTTATCCATTGTAAATGTGTTCACACCGTTTGGTGTTAGAACATCTCCAGGACGTAAATCAAGAGTAAAGTTTGAGTTTGTACCTGTAAAAGCAGTACCATTAATATTAAAGTTAACACCACTAATAATAGTTTCTTGATCAAGAAGTAGATCTCCTGCAAATGTAATTGCATTTGTATCTGGATCTCTACCAGTTACACCTTTAGCATCTGTAATTTGGAAACTAAATGAGTTTGTGAGAGTTCCAATTTCTACACCATCTTTTTCTATAACTTCTCCTGCACGGAATGTACCAAATACTTGATAAACTTTGAATACAGTTTGTGCTGATGTAGCATCTACCACAAATGCTTTTGCTCTAGTTGTTCTACCACGAATAACAGCACCTTGTCCCGCAGTTACTGCTTGAGACATTTGGAATGTAGTTAGTGGTTGTATATCAAAAATATATGTCTTGAATACAGTTGAAGAAGCAGTTACAGTTGTTCCACTATGATATTCATATGCAGCACAACGTGCGTATGCTATAACTTCACCCGCTGCGTTTAATGATCCACCTGGGGCTGAGTCTCTAAACTCAAGAACTTGATAGTTTGCTGTTACATTATTACCATTAACTATAGGAGAACCTTTTACATTATTCATCAGCATATAGTTGCCGAGTTCAAATGGAATTATAGAGTTCTGTAATGCTTTTGTGTCTCTTGGTTTTTGTACATCAATAAAAGTAGGAACTAGAGTTTCAATCTCATATCCTCTTACATACGCTTTTCCTGGAGATACCTCTAACGCATAATATGCAGAACTAGATGCAATTCCACCTGGGGATGTTCTACCTGGAAGATATACACCATTATTTTCACCATCATCTTGATGCTCACGCATTCTTAGATCAAATTCTCTAACACTATAGTCACCTGACTCGTCAAATGTTCTACGAGCAAGTTCTCTTTCTATTTCATTATATGCAGTTCTTTCTACGAATGATTCTATTGCTGAATCATTGATACGTAATAATTCAATAAAGTTTTTATCTGTATCATCATCAATAACTTTTTTAGTTAATGAACAACGAATTCTAAATCTATGTGCACCAGGTGCAGAATAGTTAGATGTTCCAGTAGCATTATCATTTAATGATGGATCATCTTCTGGAGTTACAATAGATTCAAATACTTCTAGACCAACCCTATATGATGGACTATTTGTATATTGATCAAGAATAATTGTTTGCTCACTTACATCTACAAAGTAACCACGTATAAAATATACACCATTAGCAACTGTAGCAGTAGAACCAACAGCAGTTGCAGTTGTAGGTAACAACTGTGCAAACGGTGTACCAACTTCAATTAGAGTAGATCCAAAAGTAAGTTCTGCATCACATACTAACTGTTCATTTGCAGTGAAAGTTCTAGTATCACTATCTGTTCCACCAGATGTAATATATTTTAGATATAGAGTTATATAACCACGTTCTGATTCTGTTGCTGATATAGAAAATATAACTTTTGCTTTGATGCCAGTTGTAAGACCTGTAACTATTCTTCCTTCTAACTGTGAACGATATAATTCAACATTTGTTCCTAAGAAACTTGCTTGTAGTAATACTGCTTTTGCATCTAAATCGTAACCTATCTGTCCAGGGATGACCATTGCACCATCTTTGAACATATGAGTTCCCATCGACTCAACCTGATTTTGCATCAGTGATTGAAGCGTGGTTAATTCTCTTGCCTGTATCGGATACCCAGGACGGAATAAAACTTTATAGAAGTTATTATCCGAACTAAAGTCGTCGTAATAGGGACTGATATTGAGGTTGGTATTCTGTGGCATTTTTTAGAACTCTACAACGATTTTGATGTCTTCAATTTGGTCGCCCGCCCTAGAGATTGCTCTCCTATTGTCTATGTAAATTACTTTACCTGAATCCTTTTTCACTTCAGGTTTGGCGTAACCAGATGTGAATGACATACCTAAATCATATTCTGTGTTGTTTATAACACGTGTTGCTTCACCAGGAACTACAGGGAAGTTGATGTCAGGGTCAACAGATGTACCTGATCCCGAACCAACGATGGTGTTACCACCAGAGAACTCAACTTTGTTACCAGTAATCTCAGGGAATATACCATCAACTCTGTTTTGATAAAATTTCAAAACTTTAGTTATAGAGTTCCAAGAAACTACACGACCACGAGCAGTGACTTGTTGTCCACCCACAGTACGAGTTTGAGTTATGATTTCATCAGTATTAAATGATCCTGTGAAATCTGGAGAAAATATTACAGCGTTTGATGCTGACAAAGTAATCGCATCTGCCAATTCTTCTGTACCATACTTAAATGGGTTTAGAACTAAACCAATACGACGATAATCATTATCAGTAGGGAAGTCTCCAGATCCCTCTGAGTATGTAAATTTAGTGTTGATCATTACACGGAAACCACCTAACTCAATAGCAGGAGTAGATCCGTGACCACCTTTAGGTGGAATAATAACGTCAATGGCACCACCAGATCCTGTACCAGAACCAATACCATTAACTTCATCAACAACAATCTTACCGAAGGAATAGTTAGATCCTCCAGAAGTTACAGTTGCAGATACTATACGACCACCATCAACAACGATAGAAATACGTCCACCAGTTCCATCTCCTCTTAGAGGTATGTTTTCATATGTACCATTGTTATAACCAGAACCAGATGATTGGATAACAACAGTATCTATCTCTCCTCCTACAGCATCTGACTGAACAGCAGTATCAATTAATACAGGCATATAGTCTGCTGAGAAGAATTTTAGAACCTGCCCCACTGGGATGGTGTACATATACTTCCAACGATAACCATCAGCAGTGGTGATAATAGAAGTAGAAGTGCCAGTGGGTTCGATCGTACTAGGTTTACCGTTCGGATCAGAGGGTGACGTTCCATTGTAGATACATTTGTAAACTTGATATGAACTGTTAACAACGTAGAAATCAGCATCATATAGTTTAGTAGCACCACTAGAAGCAGTCTTACTAGATGAGTAGTCATTACGATACATATCGTAAACATAACCTAAACCACCAGTAGTTTGTTCTGGGGGTATCCAGTCAATACGACGTACAACTTGAATAGCGTCACTAGCAAGGACACGTTTCATAGAAATCATATCGTCATATGAATCTGAAAACTCTTGGAAAGAGTCAATAGGAGTAGGAGGATTATTCTCGTTATCCCACTCTTGAGGACGACCAATGAAAACATACAAACGGTCACGATTTGCACCCGCAACGATGTCACTCTGAGTCGAATCTGGTCCCTCAAGTGATTTGATGAATTTTTCAGCGGTGAAAATTCTAAATTGATCGGTAAGTAATGCCATTGGATACTATGTACCTTCCTTTTATTTATAGTAGTTTAGTCAGGTTCGTTTCGGATATAGGATGGATAATTTATAAATTGGATAACACCTATGGCACCTGACGTACCTCCAGTGATATTTTCGTTCTTATTCCAAAGATAATTTCCTGAGTTTGCAACTGGATTATTAACAACAAGAACCTTTGTAGTTGCATCCCAAGATACAACTGTTGCTGCTACTCCACTTAAACTTCCTGTGACAGTTTCACTCTGTGTAAAATTATAAGAGTTATTCATAACACGGAAAGTAAACTCAATAGTTGCTAGGTGTAGTTCTCCATCACCTAAAGCACCTGCAACTGTGACAGTAGGAGATCTAGAAGGAAGAGACGAGTCTGTCATTTGGTCTCCAACTTGGAACAATGAAGTGTTTTGTCCACCCAATGTTTCCTCAATACCATATAGAGATGATGCAATACCACCATCAAGACTGATAGCATTTGCAAATTCTGTATTAGTATTTACTAGATCAGGAATACCATCTCCTGCTCCTTGTAATTCATCATCATCTTCAAATTTTTTGTCTTGTATTAGACCAATAGGATCTGTTAACTGAACAATAGTATCACCTATAGAATCAACTAATACGTGTGGTTCAACACCAGTTTCACTAGATGCTGCTACACCACCAATAAAGTCAATAACTTGAGATAAAGTATTTGATGATCCACCGTCAATAAATGCTAATTTATCAACTTCAAATACCAAATACAGTGCACTGATCTCAGGTTTCCAGTCATATACACGAGCAATTTTGTTACTTGAACTTTCAGATGTTCTTATAACACGATCTCCAACATTAAAAACATATTGACTAATACCATCTGCATTGTTAGCAAGTGAATCTAATGTAACTTTTTGATCATATCTAAAATTAACAGCACGGTCACATCCTACAAAAGATGTAGCAGTTTTACCCGTATATCTAATAACTTCATTACCTATTAATATTTTTCCAGATCCAGGATAGGGTGCAGTAGTCTCAACAAATACTGTTTGATCAGAAATACCTACATTATTAATAAGACCAGTTAAATTATATAAGAATGAGTTAAATGCTTGTCTGTTTCTAGACCTTTTTATTAAATCAGTATTCCTAGTAAAAATTACTTGGGGTTCTGATGAAAAACCACCACCAGGATCAAGAATATCGATTGAAGTAATAGCACCAAGATCGACAGTAGCAAGTGCTCTAGCACCACCACCTCCACCACCATTGAGTAAAATAACGGGAGGTGTCTGGAAAAACTCACCCGCACTCGATATGTTTATTTTTTTAACAATACCAAATTCATCTACTTCTGCAACACCAGTAGCACCCTGTCCACCTCCACCAGATACAATAATATTAATATCACCATTCTCATAATTAGCACCAGTATCTTCTAATGCTAAACCAGTAATTAATCCAGTAACAGGTCTGAGTTCAGCACCTGATCCACCACCACCTTCTATTACAGCAGTTGTAGCATCATTAAAATATTGATCACCATTCGACAACATCTGAATGTATTGAATAGAACCCGCAGGAGCAATCAGTGTTCCATCAGGTGCAACTTGATCAGTGTCATATAATATTGCTTTTGCCTTCGCACCATATCCAATTCCTGTTGTTTCAAGTTTAATTCTAAATGGATCGTATCCAGTTCCAGGATCTAATACTTTAACAGCAGCAATTTGTCCGTTAGTAATTACAGGTTCAAGTATTGCTTCTCTTAAAGGTGTACCACAATTAGTAACTTTTAATTCTGGTGGGTCGCCCGCAACATATCCAGTCCCTCCATCATTAACAAATACGTCCTTTATTCCGAACGTACTGTTAAAGATAGGTTCAATAACTGCTCCTGATCCTGGGACTGTTCTTGCCATTACCTAATTTCTATAGTTCCATTCATAGATGAGTGGATTGTGCATTGATAATATAGAGTGCTTGGTGCATCAAAAGGAACTGTAAATGACTGCATAGAAGTTTGCGATCCAGAAATACCTGTAGTATATGGAGTTCCTGATAGTCCAGTTGTGGACTGAATTCTTAGTGGATGAGATGCTCCAGTAGTGTTATTAAAATCATATGTAAATCCACGATAAAGAATTATATTAGGATCTGTAGATCCTCCTGATGGTAATCCAGGTCCATTAACTGTATAGTTTGATTGTCCAACTGCACTGAATGAATATAAAAGTGTTGGAGATGGTTTATATACAGTTGCATTATTATATCCTTTAATAACACTTGCTCCCGCAGGTGCACTAGAACCTTGACGTTTGAATCCTCTATCAACGTCTTCAAAAGTTGTACCATCATTAGCAACCTGTAGTTCACCATTAGTATCAATTTTAATTTTTTTGGTACCAATATGAATTTCAGTTCCTGTAGGAAGAACTAAGTTGTTACTTCCATCAAGTGATATTTTCTTAGTACCACCACTACCAAATCTTATCTCAGAGTTTTCTGGAACCTCTAAATTACCAGATCCGTCAAACTTAATAGACTTAGCAGCATCACCACCAAAACGAATATCTGTTCCTGTAGGTAAATCTAGGTTATTATTTCCGTCAAACTTAAGTTCTTTAGCAGAACCAGTAGTACCAAAACGGATAGAACTTGAAGCAGGAAGTTCAAGAATTCCATCAGTATCAAATGTTATATCACCAAAACCGAACTTTAATTTCTGTGCACCAAGATCTACAGCACCATCTTCTTGTTCAGTAATTAATTTATTTTTAGATGAAATCTTAACATTACCAGATACTGCTAGTTCTTGTGTTTGGTTAGCAGTTCCTGTAGCACTAACTGTAACAGTACCACGAGTAGCACCTGCTTCAGCAGTAAATGATGCGAATGTTGCTTCAATTTTATTGCCATTAACATCCTCAATTTCTAAAGGTGTTCCTACTTTCATCGCACCAAAACGTAAACGAAGACCCTCTTCTTCTGTAGAGTTTTCTGACGCTAATTTAGACGTGATAGTACGAGTAGCACCTGTGTCTATACTATGAACAGTATGTTCTTTTCTCTTTCTACGAGTAATTTCTTGATCAGATCCTATAGAAATACCTGTATCATCCATCCAAATAGTAGAACTGGATAGATATAAATCCCTAAACTTAAGTGAAGTACTACCTAAGTCATATGTGTTGTCGGTGTTTGGTAGAAAATGAGTTGAAATAACAACGTTATTAGAACCATTGTTAGTCAAGTTAGTAATGGCATTGCCCCCACCGCCACCACTACCTTGTAGGTCATCACCAGGTTGGAATCTTGAGTTCGCTGTATTCCATTTCAATACTTGACCATTACCTATACCAGTCAAGTCAACATCAGTCAAATTAGATGATGCCAGATCTCCTTCAGTAAATACTGATCCATTCCATTTAAGGACTTGGTTTGTTGATGGTGATCCAACACTAATTTGCAAATTAGTATTATCACCAAGTTGGGTGTATAACTCGTTAATTACATTATTAACTTTTATAGCACCGTCTCTGAGGGTATCTCCTGTACCATCATTTGCCGATAGACCGACGTTTACATTCTGCTTAGCCATAGTAGGGGGTTTTTTCTACAGTTTTATTTATGTCATATCAAAAGATTCTGACGTATTATCCAGAAAAACATCTTGTCTAGTAAAATCAGGATTGTTATTGTCCCGATCAAATGTAACTGGAGTCATATCGTACTTTCCAATACCAGTATCAAATTTAAGGATAGTGGAATAATCTATAGACGTTCCAGAACCTGTTACAGTAAGGATCGCCAGATTGCTTATTAAGGGTGAGTTTTGTGCCTGAGTAGATGCACCAACTGGACCAGTCAATACACATCTATAACGATAACCAGTCATAAATGGTTGAGCATTTATTGTTAACGTTGCTGATGTATCACCAGTCAAATTAGACCAAGCAAATCCACCGTCTGTTGATACTTGCCACTGATATGCAATAGTATCATTTTGTGGTTGTATCTCTGCCAACAAACTAAACTGTTGTGTGTTACCACTTTGAACAGTAGCATTTGTTGGTTGAAGTGTTATTACAATACTAGGGGGTTGAGAAGGAGTATCGCCACCATCATCAGTAGGTGGTGCAGTTTGTGTGAAACCATCATTAGCGGGTACTACCATTGCCTCTTTCGAGGTCAAACCCATCATAAAAGGAAATACTGGATTTCCAGAATTATCTTCAGTAAGAAAGTATGCAAAAGTACCACTAGGATACTCAGGTGTTACACAATATCTACCATTATGTGTGTCTAACTTACCTGTTCCACCAGTATATTCATAATCTTCCATAAACACACCTGCGGGGTATGTTGTATCATATACAGGTCTTCCAGGTGCTTCTTGGACTCTCACTGTCCATCCAGAAGACATTCTGATTACAGGTGTAGTGTTATCATTAGCATCTGTATATCCGTAAGGACCATATACAGGATAACCATCAAAACTATAACCTATTATTTTAGAATGACCATCAGGGTGTCTAATATTATCACCATTATATTGAGATGAACCATAGTAATCATTATATCCTGCCATCACTTGATTGGCATTCCAACAATCTATGAAGTCGCTGTCGTTATAACTGTACTGACCACTTGACTGAGGATAACCACCACAACTATCTTCTCCATAATTAACAGCAGAACCAATACCCGCTGCCACGTAGGAAAAACCCGACGGGGGAGACCCATCAGTTCCTGCACTAGGATTAAAGAAGACGACACCGTTTGCAGCAATACCAATAGCACCCAAACCGACAACCCCAGAATTAGACGTGTTTGATCCACCTCTGTAAACAAAGTTGTGGTTGAAAGAATATGATGTAATTGTGTTTGAATTGTTAGCATTAGGAAAAGTTCCTGAGTTCACTGGAGTTGGTAAACCATCACCAGTTACTGTTAGGACATTATTGCTACTATTATAGGATCCATTTGCTGCCATAGTAGTATTTAGTCGTCGTCGAAGATTTGTGTAGGTGTGAAGTTGTCAACCGTTGTTGCACCGATGTTGACGGTAAGAACAGCAGCAGTTGATAGAACAGGGATTGCACCGTTAGATGTGATACCAACACGATATTCATCATTTGTATCTGCCTGTGTAGTTCCAGGAGTTTCGTATGTAGCACTGGTTGCTCCACTGATATTATTCCAACTATTTGTTCCATAATCTTTCTTCTGCCACTGATATGAAAGAGTTCCGTTATTAACGTTAACTGCTGAACCCATATATGGATGATTGCCACATACGTAATTAAGAGTAGCAGGAGCATCTGATGCAACTGTGATGCTGACACTACGTGTTGTAGCAGCAGCAAATCCTGCTGCGTATGTTGCATAATCTGCAACTTGATTTCCATTAAGACGATATACAACACCAGTCTCATATCTTTCAGTTCCACCGTATGCGTCTGCATTCTCACTGAAGTAAATTGCGTGAGTAGTATTAGATGCGTCATTTTGATTGAACTGATAAGTTGCTCCACGAACAAATGTAAGTGTTGGTGCTTCAGTATTTTGTGTAAACTGACCTCCTGTGAGGTAGTATCCTTTACCAGATCCTTGATTGTAGTAAGGATGATTTACAGATTTACTATCAACTAAAACTGAGTAAGCAACAACATTAGATATTGTTACTGTTGCTGCAACTTGGAAGATAGCAGTTTGACCTTGGTTAACAGTAATATTTCTAGGTGCTTCAGTGATTGTTATAAAGTTCTCAATAACTCCTGTTCCACCAGTCTCAGGTATAAAGTTAGGATCGTAAATATCAATACCACCATTTAATGCAGGTCCTGTAGGTCCTAAGAAATCATCTGCAACAGTTGTGTTTGCAGTAATTGCAGGTAATGTATAACCTTGACCTGCGTTCTTAACATCAATCCTTGCAACACCGACAAGTGCTTTAATACGTCCACCAAATCCTGTTGAAGATATAACATCAACTTGTGGTCTTGTACTATAACCATCACCAGAGTTTGTTAATATCGCATTAGTAATACGTCCCTTCTCAATCTCAGCAAGTGCAGAAGCATTACGTCCTTTAACTGCTCCACCGTACTCAAATGTAATTAGAGAGTTAGATGATTCAATAAGAGCAACTGTTCTTGTTTCTTCTTCACCATCAATTCTAAGTTCATCACCTGCTTCAATAGGTGGTACAACTGTTGCTGCGATAACGTCAACATCAGAACCAACATAAGAGAATGCAACGAAGGTTGAACCTGCACGAGGAACTTCAGAGAAGATAATTCTAGAACCAACAATTTCAAAACCAATTCCAGGTTCCTGTATAACACCATTTAACTGGCATATAATATTATTCTCAGGTAAGATTGTATTTGACTGTACACCATCAGTTAGAGTCAATGAGTAGAATACTCCATTTAACTTCAAGTTGAATGAGTTACGTAATGAGTCAAAGTCGAATGATATATCATCTAATTGTCTTAACTTACCTTTATATACACCGTGGAATGTTGATCCTATAGCAGGTGCTTCAGTAAATTGTATATTATCTGAGAATGCAGTAAATGCGTAATCAGCACCAGGTGGTTGTAAGATACCATTTACAAAGATCATCATATGTCCTGCGGGATCTGGGAAGTATTGTGTACCATTTCCTTGAGTTAGTTTGAATGCTTTTTGTACACCATCAAATCCTCTAAAGAATCTACGTACTCTACCTCTCAATGATCTAGCAGATGAACAAGCACCTCTGAAACCATTATCTCCAATAATTTGTGAGTTCTTCTGGAATGTTCCTTGTGTTCCTTCTAGATGTAAAACAGCACGAGTACCAAACTGTGTAATCTTAGCAATCTTACCATATGCAGTTGTATCTGTTATTGTGACTGCACCAATAGTTGTATATACAGATGGGAATAGAGTTCCGACTGGTACTTTTGCTAATTGATATTGTGTATTACTTGCAATATCGCTTATTGTCACACCTTCTGGAGTTCCAGTTTCATTTGCAACAAATACATAATTGGTGTTTGTATCAATCTCAGTAACAGTCACTGTCCAACCAATACTAATACCACCAGATTGAATTTGTAACACGTCACCAACGTTAAATGTATCACTAACTCCAGTATCAGTAATTAATGCAGTATATGTAAGTCTTGTAATTTGCCTACCGTGTACATATTCACCGAAGTTAGGTAATGTAACGAACGATTCAATCTCAATAATTTGATCAGTAACAGATCCATAGATAACGTCTTGGGGTTTAAACTCTCCAGTTACTGTGGAGATGTCGTAAGTGATTCTACCACTCTGATTATCAATTAGAGCACCATTATTGTTTCTAACAATCAAGGCAGTTGCTTTAGATCCAGTATCTTTAGAGAAAAACTTATCAGTTGCAATAAATTCACCCTGACGGAAGTTAACAAGAATCCTATCGTGCTCGCCAACATATGTACAGGTACCACCAGATGTAACACCTTCAATAATGTCACCTGCTGTAAATGTTCCATTATAATCAATTAGTTTAATATATGTCTCGTTATCGGTAGCAAGAACTTTACCAGTATTTGATGTAGCACCTTGAACAACAACCATCTCACCATTCTGAATCTTAATACCAGTTCCACCACCTTGTGCAGAGAATGTATTACAGGTCATATACTTTGCCTGATACATAACGTCTGCTAAATTATCTTCCATACGAACTATCTGAGCAGTAGCACCAGAGGTTCCACCATAGATAACATCAGCAAGGTTGAAACCTGCTTTGATTGGTGTTGGTACATCACGTGTTCCAAAAGTTGTAGGTACACGATCTACACCTGGATCTACACTAACAACAAGTGTATGTAATTGTGATGGAGTTCCTGGAGTTAGAACTATTGGTTCTCCATCAATGTATTCTGTAAGAACTATTTGAGTAGGTGTTGAATTAGGATGGATATAGTAAACTGATCCGTCTAGTTCTGCAATATTAGATCCAAGAACAATATACTCAACTCTGTCATATGGTTCAAAGTTATTAGCAACGTTTATAACTCCATTAGAAACAGCAACACCTGCATCAAACTGTGTTCTTAAGTATGTTGTTGGGAATTCTGAGTATTGTAATGCAACTAATATTAAATGGAATAGTTGATATAACTTATGGCAAGCAGTTGCAGTAGGACGTAATTCTCTATCAGGATTAGTTCCATCAATAGTGTAAAGAGGTTGGTTAGCAAATGTGCCAGGTTCGGGAGCAGTTCCTTTCAATATATGATCCATCAAGTCTCTAATCATCCTTGCGTGATAAAGAAGACGAGTTCTGAATAAGTTTGGATATGCTACGAAATTGCCATCAGCGTCAAACCAAGAATTGATGAGTTGCAGTGTTCTAGCATTACCATTTGTAATGAAATCATATACAATCGCTTTCTGTATTGGTTCAGCAAACGAAGCATCTCCTGCATAACCTGGATATTGACTTAATGTACTTTCATATGATTCTAATCTAGTATATGTGTCATTGTACATTAACAATCTTGCAGATTGCTTATACATCTCTGTACCACTTCCAAGACCGTGAAGAAGTATTTTGAATAGTACGTGTGCAGCAGATGTAACATCGTAACAAGTTCCACCTTTATATACAGTGTTAGTAGTAACAGGTGCAGTTCTAGTTATAGTTGCAAGATGACTTCCATTACCCGCTGCTGCTGTGGTAATAGTATTAATAAGTATCTCCCAAAGGGTATTAATGGCAGAACTCTGTGTGGTGCAGTTTCCGTTACCTGCTGAGTCGTAAGTTATAGTTATGTCACGTCTAATAGCACGTTCACCTGTAAGTGGCCATTCTAGTGGTAGTGTTCTTGTTATACCAGTTAAGTATGCTGTAGGATTGCTTGTATTTGAACTATCAAAGAGATTAATAGGAATACCCATCAATGAAGCGATAGATGCTGCTTCGTTTACACAACGTGTTTGAGCACCACCTGTATATACAGATACTGCATTTGCCTGAGCACTTACGAATGAGTGAGCGTAGTTACCTGCTGTTGTAGTTCCTACAAATACTGTAAATGTATTTGTGGTTGTAGCAGTAATCGGTAAGTTTGCATTTGCAGCAGGGTCTGTGATACGAGGGTAACTATGATTTGTAGCACCACCATCCATAGTGCAAGTAAATACAAGACTATTTGTTTTGATTCTAATGCTGTCATTTGTTGTAAATGTATGTCCATTAGATGTAATTCGTAAGTTACCTGATGTTGGGAAATATTCTACATTTGTAGGAGTTATAGTTGTATTACCAGAACTTTGATCAACGGTAATTGTTCCGTCATATACAGCATTACCTTCAGTTACACCATTTGTAGTAATAATTTCCTGTCTCATTACTTGAGTAGCAATATCTCTTGCTTCTTGGAAGATATATTTAACTTCTGCTGCTTGGTTGCTGATATGTTGTATAGCATTACCAACTGTGATGTAGAACTCACTTGAATACCACATACGGTTGTTACCACCGTGTTTTAAGTTAAAGACTAATGCTTCAAGTAAATCTACAACGTCATCAACACAAGACTGATAATCATAACCACCAGAGAATGCCAATCCTGGGTATTGTGACATACCACGACCAACAGCGGTTGTAGCAATAAATCTTATATTATTCTCAATCTCATTTGCAGCATCATAGTAACCATTAGTTGTAGCATTTTCATAATAATCATCTCTTGGTGCTGCTTGTCCTAATCCACCTGTTACTCCTTCATCCTCATAGGGAGTAAACCCTAAACGGTTTCTGATGGCGAGTATGCACATATCACGTGCTAACTTAAAGGCATAAGTTGTTTCATCAGATTGAGCAGTTACGTGACTTAATCCCAAGTCTGAATTCAAATATAATGCAGCAGCATCATATGATTCACTATTACCACCAAATCTTAAATCGTGTGCTATAGATTCGATAATATCAACAATATCATCTTCACAATTAACCTTACCACCTGGAACTCTGAAACCTTTAGATTGTGCAAAAGATGTCTTAGTTAAAATATCAACTGCTTCACCCGCAATAGTTTTAGCATTCTGTACTAAAAGATTAGCAGCATCAAGATCTCTATCAGATCCTGTATATGCTTTAGGATCTATTGTAATAGTCTCATCACGATATACAGGTTCATCTGTGTATAACATCTGATAGTAATCAGAGAAATCAAGAGCAACTTGAGCAGGGTTCTCATTTCTACCAATCAATAAACCTTGTATTGCTTTTTGTGCTAACTTCTTAGCATATTCAATCGCATCAATCATCGCAAGCAATTCATCTTCAATATAATTGATGTTAGTCTCATTATCGAGATAACTATCAATCATTGCTTGAGTTTCAAAGTTACCACCTGTAACTAAGTCACCTGCAATGGCAGGAAGTATATGATCTCTAATATCTCTTACACATTTTGCTCTATTAGGTATTGTTAGTTTATTTACTGTTGAGAAACCAACTTGTATTTGATATTTGTTCTCAATGTAGAATACTGATTCATCAGCGATTGCTTTTCTATTAAAGTAAATTAAATCAGCACCATCTCTAAATCTATGACCTGTAGGTCCGATAACATCTAGTAGATCATCTACAAGAGTCATAATATCATCTTGTATTGTTTGAGATGCAGGAGATGAGAAGTAATTAGGAACACGAACCTTAGTTGAGTATGTTCCTTCTAAATTTGTCTCATCTAATGTAATTACATCAATACAAAGTTTTGCAACTTCTCTCCAAGTATAGATTGATTGTAATTGCTCACCACCAATATGTTGTAAGGCACCAGATCCTTCAATGTAAGCACGACCAACAATAGTTGTTTGGAAGTTACCACCTGATATAAGGTCATCAATAATAGCAGGTATAATATATGATTTTGTATCTCGTAAACAAACATTTGATCCATAACCACTCATACCACCATCACCAGGGATTACGAAATCAGGGTATCTATATTTAAGACGACCAACTGCTTCTTCAGCGATGTAATCAATATTTTTCTTTATTATATCAGCACACAATCTATATTCTTCACGACTTAGATCAACACCTTCAGTAGTAAGTTCAGAACGCCATAATTCAACTTCATCAGCGTTAGCAGTAGATATTATGTGATTAACGTATGTTGCATATACTGCACTCTTCTCCATAGGGAATGGTGCTTCGCCAAGAAGTGCGAATGATACGTTTGTACTATCGTTGAAGATAATAGGGGGAGTAAAACTACTATTGTACTGGGAGATTCCTTTGTAGATTACAAGATTATCAATCCAACCATTGAAAGGATTACCATTATTCCATCCTGCACCAACAGTGATCTTACTATTTGCGTTGTAATTATTTGTATCAGTATATGTGCCAACCTCTGAACCATTTACATATAATTTAGTGACACTTGTAGAACGAGATACTGCAATATGATACCAAGTATTGATTGTAGTAATAGCAGAACTAGCAGTAATTACATCACTTGCTCCAATGGATAAACGAAGTGACTGACCAGACATTAATATACCTAGTTTAGCATCAGATGAAGATTCTCTAAGGTCAATAAGTCTCTGTACACCAGTAACTGAAGCAGGACGTATCCATAACTCCATTGTATAGTCACCATTAGCAGCATCTGCTCCATCACCAAATAACACAGCGTTACTTGATGGGAAAGTAACATATGAACCAGATCCAGTAAATCTTAGTGAACCAGTATCAGTTTTAAATGTTAATTTATCTTGAGATACGTTTGCATATGTAAGTTTAGAGTTGGTTATTAATTCACCTGCTTGTAATACGCCACTGATTTGTTTTGAGAAGATCCACTTGTTACCTGCATTAGATCCTATGACATCATATGTTGCACCAGATGTAATTGCTCTTATAGTATCACCAAATCCAAATTGTCCACCACTTGATTTGTCTTGGTAGGCGTGTTTTGCACAACGTAAAGTCTCACCATCTACAAAAGCGTAAGGAGGAAGAACACGAGGTACATTAGTAATTGACCATTGATATGTTGCAGGATCTCCACCTGTAGGATCTTCTAGAGTATCAGTAATGATTCTCATAAAGGATGTTATAGCGTTTGCCTGATTAACACAACTATTAGTGTATCCCGCATATGCAGCAGAAGGTGCAGTCTCAGTTACTGCTGCTTCAAATGCTGCTACTGTTCCTGGAGATGCAGTTGATCCAAGATTAGTAATCAAAATATTCATTAATGTAGTAATTGCTGATGCAACTGCCTGACAAGTTGGATTTGCAGGATCAGCAGTTATTGTTAGATCTTTTACTTGATTCCAGTTATGAGATCCTGCTTTAGTCCAAGTATTGTTTCTCATTACCTCAATGGCAATATCTCTTGCCTTAGTAAAAGCATTTACAATAGTATCTCTATCACCAGATGTTACACCATACTGTAGAGTTTTCTTAGTTGCTTTATAAACAAAGTTATTACCACCGTGTGCTAAGTTATAAACCATCGCTTCAAGAACATCAACAATATCAGATAAACAATGAACATCTCCACCTGATACGTTATATCCTGGATTTTGTGTTTTAGCATAATGTAATGCTTCATATGCAATAAACCATTTATTAGCAAGAATTAGATCTCTTGCGTCACCGTGACTATTGCTTATAACAGCAAACTCTGCGGTAATAGTAGGATCTCTGTATTGTGGTAAATTTGTTGTATTAGTATTAATTACTTCATTACGAATACACTGAATTGCTAAATCACGTGCTTTATTAAAGGCATAAATTGTTTGTGCAACTTCACCATCAACGTGATATATTGCATTACCTTGTACATATGTGTTAGCAGCATCCCAGATTTCTGAGTTGCCATCAACTTCTAATTGATATGCAACGATATTTAAAATATCTACAATATCATCTTCACAATCTCTATCTCCACCTAATGATGGTACTGTAAATGATGGATAGAATGCTTTCATCAATCCAACTGCTTCTTCAGCAATGAATCTATCATTCTTTCTTATTAAAACAGCAGCATCAAATGAACGTTGATCGTCTACACCTACTAATGAAGCATTATCATAGTAGATTTGTTTATTACGTATTGAGTCACCTGCTGCAAATTGTGATCCTGACAGATAATTATACCTAATTTCTTGGTTTCTTACCTCTTCAAAGTCTAAGAAGTCTTGGTTATTAGCAGTTCCTGCCTCATATAATTCTTCTGGATTGATAACTGTCTCAGAAATATTGTCTAAGATAGTATTTGGATATGTAATTGAAGGAACACGTTGGAAAATAAGACCAAAGAATGATGATGGAGGTGATAAATCAACAGTATCAATGATTTGTTGTGATACATCGTCTGTGTATGGTGCAATTACAGTAACTCTTGCAGCAATTTTAGATGCAGCAGAGTAAATTGTATCATTAAATCTGATATTAAATTCACCAGTTTCAAATGCAGCAGTACCAGATGTACGAGAAACAACTAAATTAGCATCTACAACACCATCTCTAAGGTTATTTTCTTCAATAATTGCAAAATCACCTTGTAAATTTGTAATTCTTTCACCTTGCTCATATATTGTCTTACTTGTTATACCATTTACAGCACTTAATACACCATCAAATCCAGTAGATGATGCTAAAACATTGTCATTTATTTGGAAACTACCATTCTGATCAATAATATCGATATAATCTACACCAGTATCAATAACAGTTGCAGTTCCTTCATTCTGTAAAGATCTTACAGTCTTACCTGTTGTTGGGAAAATACCAGATGTTGTACTAAATGTAAATCTTGTGATATTAATTTGAGAGAATGTAAGATTTCTAAACTTAATTCTTGAAGGTGCTTTAGGTGGTTCAGAAAATACGACAGATGGACCAGATGTTGTGAATGCAGTTCCAGGAGATTGAGCAACACCATTAATAAGAATTAATAATTGATCATCAGTTGCAGTTACAGATTCACCTTCCACTGTTAATGCAAATTGTGTCTTAATTCCATTGAAATCAGTTTCAATATTATCTAATTTTTTAACAATAGAAGTTAAGATTTCTTCAGAGTTAGTAAGTCTTCTTTGTCTGAATAATACTTCAGTGTTATTAAACTCTGTATATATTGGTTGTGAGTTAGCAAAAGAAGTGATTTGATTAATATTAGTAGCACTAAAGATATTAACTTCTTTAACAAGATCGGATACAACTTTTCTTCCAGATATATCTTTACCTGCTGCAAGTGCCAGTTCACCAAACATATTAAATCCAACTGGATGGTTAGTTTCTAAAATACTCTTTCTCCAGTCATTAATAGGAGTTTGTGATTTAATCACATAAGAGAAATTCTGATAGAAGTAACTATCTTGAATTTTTTGAACAATCTCAGATGGTTTACCAACATCATCAATAAACTGACCAGTGGTAGTTGTCATTGAGTCAATATTCAATGTACCACGAGCAATCGATAAGTTATCAATTAAACCAGATGCACGAGATACCTGTGCAGTAACACGCTCTCCAGTTGTCCAAGTTCCAGTGTAATTTTCTAACTTAAGGATTCTAGGTCCAATCTGCCAACCTTCATTTTCTGATACATATCCTATTGCAGTTGCTGTTTCTAAAGATAAACCTTGATATACGAGTTCTCCTCTTAAGAAACGTGATGTCTCAACTATAGCAGTTGCTAAACCACCAAATACCTCGGTAAGAAGAATCTGACGACCATCACCTTGAGTTAAGAATGTAATAAAGTTACCAGACTCAGCATCAACCTGTGTTAGTGCTATTCTAAGTTGATCTGCCTCAAGTGAATTTGCTTCACCTGCAATAGCATAGTAAGTAGTTGTAGAACTCAAACTAACCAAACCTGCTGAACTTGGTTTTGGTAGAATACCAACTGTAGATCCTAAATCTTCTGCTCTAAGTTGAATAGCAGCACCAGTTGTAATACCGTGTGGGAAGTTAAACTGTAGATAACCCAAGTCAAGGTTTACAACATAGTTAAATTCTGATTTAAGTGTAACTGTTGGTTCAGAAGAATATCCAGATCCAGGATTCTTAATTAAAACTTCAGAAAGTCTATTATTTTTGATAATTGCTTCTGCTTCAGCACCTGTTCCACCACCACCTTCAATGACAACTCTAGGAACAGATGTGTAACCAGAACCAGGATTGGTAATCTTAATTTCAGATAAAAGAGCAGTATTGAATAGTTGTAAGTTAACTGGGAATGTAATCTCAGGTCTTAAGGTGTAATCGTGAGAATAACCAAAACCAAATTCGTTATTTTTAAGTTTCTTAATCTTACCGATACTTGTACCTTGTAAGAATACAGATGCACCAGATCCTTCATTAGGAATTACAACTTGTAAATCACCACCAGATCCTTGTAATAAAGATCCTAATATTCCTGGAATTTTATCAATATCAATAGATGCAGTAGTATATCCTTTACCTGGAGATGTTAATTCAACAGCAGTAATAACACCTGTCAACTCACCATCATCTGAAACTGTAATATTACATAGACCACCTTCACCATCTCCGTCAATAACAACATTATAGTAAATACCATTAATGTATTCTGTACCACCAGATATGATACGAATCTTCTCAATTTCTCTGTTAGATGCTATATCAGTAACAATAGGTAACTTCTGATAGAATCCACCTGGATTTACCAGTTTGATATTTGAAATAGGACCGATTGCTTTAGTAGAAGTTGTGCTATAAGATGCTCTTGAAACTCCTGTTTCAGTTACTCCTAAAGGAGCATTTGTTTTTTCTGGTTCTACAAGAAGTGGGAATGTAAATTCGGTATCACTTACTATATTATTAATTCTAAATGTACCTTTGTAAGGTGTTTGTATAACGTCAATAAATGAGACAGGACCAACAGGTGAATTAGATGGAAGAGTTCTTGATGGATCAAAGTAATATGAAATATTAGTAACATCCTCATCAACAATAAACTTAACAAGTGGTTTAGGTGATGTTTGATCAGTTAAACCTGGGATACCTTCTCTAACAATGTTTACAAAAGGATATTCCAATTTATATTGGTTATCCTTAGAGAATGACATATAATATCCAAAGTTAGATGGATCGTCAAGGTCAAATATGTATTGATGTCCACGAACAAATAATAATTCTGGATGTTTAGCGTAAATATTAACGTTTGATACTGATGAACTTGCAAATGTAGGATCTTGTACAGCAGTTGATCTTAATCTATATGTAAATGTTCTAGTATCTAATACCTCTTCTATAAAGAATGATCCACCATATTCTGTAGTAGTAAATCCTTCTACAAATATAATTTCGTTTGCACTAAAATTGTGCTTACTATTAGATACACAGAATACTAAATCTGTAAATGTTAGTGGACCAGATGGTATTACATCTTTAGCAAGATTAGATGTAAGATGGAATTTCTTAACACCAACTAAACCTGCTATTGTTATAATTTTACCAGTTGCATCAAATGTTGCAGATAAACCAACTGCCTGTGCATCAAGAGTATCACCCTTAATAAAGTTTGAATCTGAATATACTGCTTCAATTTTTATAATGTAATCTTCAGCAACAAATGGTTGCCAAGTAGCAAATTGTCCTAGATTGCCAGTAGAGAATGGAGTATTTGCTAAATCAACATCAAAACTACCTGCGTCACGAGTATATACCCAGTTAATATTACCATCAGTTACAGTACCAACTGTATGAACTGGAGCAGTAACACCAGAAACTGCTGTAGTTCCTGATGTGTAAATCTTCCCATCATTATAAACCTCATCACCAACTGTATAAGGATTATTTGTTACCCACTGAGGTATTGTTGTCTCAACTAAAAATGTTTGTGCTATTGTGTTTCTATCATTTGCACTAGATTTAAGTAATTTTGTAGTATCAAATGTACCGATAATATTACCAATATCAACGCTATCAGTTCCAACATTAACGATAGTACCATATGCACTAACTACATCTTGACCACCAATTACAGAATACTGTTGTAGTAAAGATCCTTTTGTAAAAGATGCTGTCTGATTAAATGATACTGTCTTAACAGTGTCTATTGACTGATATACTGCATCACGAATATAGAATTTGGGAATAACAGTTGTACTTAATAGAAGTTTTCTACCAAGAGGAGTTGGAATAGTAGCAGTTCTACTCTCATAAATTTGATCTGTAGATACAAATGAGTAAGTTCCTTCAACATTATTTGATACAACATCAGCATAATCAAGTATTTGTAGACCCGCAGGACCTAATGCCCAATCCCCAGAAGTAATCACTTGGGTATTAAACGTAAAGTCGTTCACAGCGGCTGCGACTGTTATCTGCATACCTGCTTCAACAGTGCTTAGTGTATATGTTCCAGTTTTAGTTTGTTCCCTGTCTAACTTGAAGCAGAATCCTGCTACCTTTTTATTAGAACCAACTGCCTGAGCAGGAGTAAATGTATCTGTATATTTTGCAAGACCTGATACAGAAATATTATCTACCCAACCACCAATAGAAGTAGCAACAGCAGGAGATGATTTACCAAATAATAGTATAGATTTAAGTTGTGTATCTATAGTTGTACTTGTTACATCAATTTGTTCAACACCATTGATGAATACTTTATAAACGTAAGTACCAACACCAGGAGTTGATTTAACAAGAGCAACGTGTATAAATGCTTCGTTATTAAATGTTGACCAGTTAGTTGTGGATGTAGATAGGTAAGTATTAGAACCTAACTTTAAACGAACTTTACCAAAATCAGCACTTGTAGAATCACCTTCTAATTCTACAACTGCATTATCACCTGTAGTAGGAGTAACATCAAAAATATTTGGTGTAGAACTTTGAGCATTATATTGTGCTTGCCCAATAGCAATCCACGCTTCAACTGTATAATTTGTTGCTACATCAGCACCCCAATCCAATGACAGTCTATTTGCAGCAGCACTTATATTTGCTGACTGTGCACCATACTTCCATTTAGAAGTATCTAATGTAGGATCTACAGACCATCCTGCTGTTAAATTATTGTCATATGTATCATCTCCAGTTATGGTTGATTCAAAGTTTAATATTGCCAATTCATTTGATTCAATCTTATCACCTGCAATTAAAGTATCACCAGAATTATCGTTTGTAATTGTAGTTGGATGGAAACCAATACCATTATTTTGTTTTAGTGATGAAGCATTTAGTATATTACTTGTATTCCAAGAAACTTTAAATATAATCGCTCTATGATCATTAAAAGCATATTTAACGTATGCACCAACATCAATATTACCAAATATATCAAATTGTACACCAGTTGCTTTAATATCTTCAAATGTTCCACTAGGGGCAAGCATTTTAACTACTGAAGGTGTCTTATAATCAGTAGGTGCAAACTTCATATACAAAATACCCACATTCTTGGTATTTGATATTGAATATGCAGTAGCAGTTACATATCTAGAACCATAATCATCAATAGTAATCTTAGGATTGCTGAATCTATATGAAGTATTGCCAAACTGTCTACTCCACTGAACCTCAATAGTAGCAGTATCATAAAAAGTTTCACCAATTATTATTTCACCAGTTCCCGCAGGATCATTAACACCAACAAATATAGAAGTATTATTACTTGTAAATTTAAGATCAGTCATTTGTTCTGACCCTGCTGCTGTACAGATCTTACGTTTTTCTTTAATGGAACCGTCTGTATCTAACAGTGCAATCCACATATCATCTGGATTAGGTGAGTTAGTATCAGTTGTACCACCAATATAGATCTGACCATCAGAGTCAATAGTAAGAGATGAAATATAATCTCTTCTAGTAGAACCAGATATACCTGCTATTTCACGTTGCCATACAGGAACAGCAGTAGGATTATTGAATCCATCAAAACCAGAGGTGTATTTGGCAACAACTAAATCTGGATTGTATGTAAGGTTTACATTATTGGGTATTGTTTCACCAACAACGTAGATAGAATGTGGAGATGTATTTTCTAAGTAAATTCTGTTGAACACACAACGTTTGTCACCCGCAGCAGGTTGTAGTGGTGCCATTGTTCTTGTCCACAATAATCTACCATCACTATTGAACTTAGCAATTAAACCTGCCGAATCACCATCAAGATCATCTGCTTCACCAACAACATAGAATGTTCTATCATCAGCAATAGCAATATCTCTAATTTTTACAATTTTTTCAACACCACTTGTATTTTCATTTAATAATGTAAGAGCATAATTTGCTTTTTTATATCTTTGTGGATGAGAAACCCTAACTTCTGGAGGTGTTGATGCTGAATACTCAGATCCAGAGTTTATAATATTAACATTATTGACTGCACCAGACTCTTCTCTAACAAGTTCTAACTTAAAATCTTGACCAGTTCCACTAACAATTTCATAATTAGGTGGTATATCTTCATTGTAACCTAGACCTTGTTGACTTATAGTTACTGTCTCAACACCCGATACAACTTTTACTCTATATGTTTTATTAGTTTGATCAATAATAGGAATACTATCAACAATAATTTCATCACCAACTCTTAAATCGTGCTCATCAGCGGTTGTAATTCTTCCCAATGGAGCATCATTCACCATAGATGATGTATATTGAGTAATATCAATACCTTTTACAGAATCAACTTTAGCAGATGCACCATATCCGCCAGTATCAGTGTTATCAAAGAATAACTTATCGTTAACTTTATATGATATACCTGGGTTTTCAACTACAAATCCACTAATCTTAGCATCTTCAAATTTAGTAGTAGTATCAATTTCAATATCAACCTGTGATCTTGTAGAAACTCTAGGGTAGTAATCAAATAATTGTAGTACAGGTTCTTCTGAGATATAATTTAACTCATCTTGCTCTAACTGTGATATGACACCATCACGGTTTGTATCTTCTATTTCAAATATAAACTCTTCTCCTAGTTCTGTTACAAGAGTATCTGTGTCTTGGTTAGGTGTACGATCAATATCAATATCAACATCTTCATATGGATCACGGAATCTAACAACATCAAGAGGAATATTTGTTTGCACAGCATCTTGACTGTAGTTCCAAGTATCAGGTTGTGAGTATAGTTGTGGACCACATACATATGGAAATACAGGTAAACCTGCTTCTGATGCGTCTATAGAAACAAAGTAAGCGTAAGTACCTTCAGGATATTCAGGTGTTTTACAAAAACGTCCATTGTATTGGTCTAAATCACCTGCTTGGAAAACATACTCATAGTCTTCTATGTAAGTTCCTGCGGGTTTGTCTGATAGTAAAGGTCCATCAACACGAACTGGATTTGGGTTAGTGGCAGAATCAAATAATAATATTGGTTTGATTCTGTAAGATGATACACATCTCTTAATACCAGATGATTGATCAGCAGCATCAATATAACCATATGGTCCGTATATTGGGTTTCCATCAAATGCCCAACCAATAATAGGAGAATGTCTTAATCCAGATGATAGTTCTCTAAGAAGACCTGTTGAAGGATCTTTAAATACGTTATCACCAAGAACATAACGTAATTGTTTGGGATCTGATAGGTGAGCATATTCACCACCATATTGTGTATTATATCCTGCAAAAACATAACCACGAGCAGGGTCTACTAATCCTGATAGTTCAGTTTCTAAGTTTTGTGTCCACTCAAATACGTTTGCAGTAAATGATGCACCTTGACCTATAGATTCGCAACGAATAGTTGTAAGACCTGTTGTATATCCTATACCTCTGTTTTCTACAGATATACTTAATACTTTACCTTTATCTTCACCAAATGTTCCAATAGTTGCTTTTGCAACAGCACCATATCCATCTCCATTAATAATAATTTTAGGTGGAGAAGTATATCCATTACCAGATGCAATAATAGCAATAGAAACTATACGACCATTAATTATAATTGGTTGTGCAACTGCACCTTCACCAGAATTTAATTTAATATTTGGAGAAGATGTATAACTTGATCCTGCTGTATCTACGCTAATAGATTGAATAGGACCTCTTACCTCGGCAGTAGCAGTAGCACCTGTTCCATTGCCTCCTGAGATGCTTACAGTGGGTGCTGAGGTATATCCTTGACCAGGTGTCTCAACAAGTACTTTACTTACAACTCCGTTTGTAATAACAGCAGTCGCAGTAGCACCAAATCCACCTCCACCAACAATAGAAACTAAAGGAGATGCTGTATATCCAGAACCACCTGCTGTAACATCAACACTGAAGAGTGATCCATCTACAATAACACTAGCAGAAGCACCTGATCCACCACCACCAGATATTTCAATAAGTGGTTTAGATGCAGCGTCATATCCTGTACCAGAATTTACAATATCAACACTTGTTATTCCACCAAACTTAGTCTTAGTTTGAGACTTATAAGACCAAACAGAAACACCATTTACCCAAGCACCAATAGGACCAAATGATAAATCATCACGTCGTGATACAGTCTCTACAATTCTAGGAAATCTACTTAGTTTTCTTTGGTTTCCTGGGAGTAAAGCAGACCCAATGAACGGACCAACTTGATAGTTTGGAATACCTGTTGTAGCAACATAAGAGTAATTTGCGTTGAAGAACGTATTTTGTACATTGGTTGTAAACTGATTAATTGAGTTATTAATTGCTTCTTCTGTTGATTTACCTTTATTAAGGTCAACAGACATCAAGATATTACCTTGAGGTGCATTAGGTGCAGGGGCAGCAATCTGATATGAGAAAACAGTGTTACTTATACGAGATGTTACAGCAAATGTACCGTTAAAGATTGTTGGGTTTGCACCGTATATTGTTACAGAGTCACCAACAAGAAGACCGTGGTTATTTGTAGTATATACAGTTGCAGTTTGATTGTTAAGTCCACCTGGTTCAATATTTGTTACAGAGATTAATTTCTTAACATTATACAACCAAGATGTAATTCTTTGATCTGTAGATGAAGATCCAAGAGATGCAACATTTAATTTATCACTAGGAAGATAATATGAACCAGTATCGGTAAGAACTGTTCCTGTTGCTTCAGCAATACCAAGAACACGTAATTTTACTTCAGTATCTTGTCCTCTATTGATATAACAGAAAATATCAGAGTATATTGTTGTACCTGCATCCCAATCTTCTACAACACCGTTTTTAGAACGTGTACACTCAATAAACTGGTTTAATGATTTTTCTTTGTATTGTATTCTTTCGTTATCACCCATAATGATGATACCGTTCCTTTCTGGCCACCCAATAGTAGAGTCAACAGTAATAATAGACTCGGTTTCTGTTAAAGGTTCTACAAGTGTTGTTTTATAAGGTATTGTAAATTTTCCTTCTAAAGTTTCTTCAGATATTGACAATTCATAGATTGTTCCAACACCAGTATTGATAGCAATAACGTTTTCAACCAAACAAACCGCATTTCCAACACTTGTATCTACATCATCTGCATATTGGAATAATTGAGAGTCTAATATATCAACAGGACTTCCACTTATCAATTCTACACGAATAATTGTATCAACAGACCAAGTTGCAGCAGATGGTTTAATTAATTCATCTTTTGGATATGAAACATCAACATTTTCTGAAAATAAGACTTTAAATAAGTACTCTGTGGCAGTTTTTGTACCTTTAGACACATAGAAGTCTTTTATTGTCTTAATAATCTGTGGAGCATTGATTTTAGTGTAATCAATATCTGCATCAGGTAAGAACTGGTTTACAAAACGTTCATATAGTGTTCTAGAGAATAAGGCATCAAGATTCTCAATAGTGCTTCCAATTTCGTGAGATGATTGAATACTTTGTGCTTCATTTGTAAATACTTGATTTCCCCTAATATCATATGAAGAAACACCTGATACACCTCTCTTACAATTTACAAATTGAGATGGTTGATACTCTGAACCGTGTGAGTGTACTGTAAAACCTGTAACTTCTTGGAATCCAACATCACAAGACGCTGCTGCTGCTTTTGGACTTGCAATAAAGACTTGTGGTGGTTCATCTTCAGAATATCCGTCACCAAAACTTGTTATATTAATATCAGTAATTTCACCATTGAATATAGTTGCTACAGCAGTTGCACCAGTACCACCAATAGGATTACCTGATAAATCTTTTCTATTATCAACAATATAGACAGATGGTGCATCATTGTAACCACTTCCACCAGTTAATAGTTGTATATCAGTAAGTTTAGTCCCTGTTACCTTAACGTCTAATATTTGAGCACCCACAGGATCAATAATACGACATCTAGGAGGAGTTACATATCCTCTACCAGGAGAAATCATTTCAATCCTGTCTACTCTACTCTGATCATCTAAAATTGCTACAGCAGATGCTCTAATACCAATAGGATCAGCAGGTTCATCAATATAAACTATTGGTGGTGTAGCGTAGTTAAGACCTCTTGTTAATACTGTAATAGATCCATCAACTACCTTACCATTATCATTTAGATCTATTTGTGCGTCAGAAATAGTTGCACCACCAGGATTTGTAAAACTTATGGATGGAATAGAATCATATCCAGAACCTGATGATTGAACGTTGATTGCTGTAACTTGACCACTAGCATCATCAACAGTTACAGTTGCTTTTGCTATAGAACCAGAAGGATCGGCAGGTGTATCAAATACAACTATTGGTGGGTTTGCAGATGTATAACCTTGACCACCATCAATTAGTTGTACATTTTTTATACCGTTTATAAGTGCTTGAGCAGTTGCTTCTTTACCAGAAACACCTACAGGAGTTAATACAGTTACTTTTGGTGTAAAATTAATTCTATATCCACTACCACCATCTTTTACTATTAAATCTGTAACTTTATTATCATTGACTCTTGCAATAGCAGAAGCACCTTTACCAAATTGAGGTGCAATAAGTTCTACAGATCTAATTGTGACTTTATCACCGTCAGAAACTGCTTCTTTAAGTATTAAGTGATCGTTATATACTGTAAAATCTGTAAATGCAGTTTTAACTACACCGTTTACTGCAATCAAACAAGAAATTGTAGATAATGGAGAGTATGGAGCAGTATTTCTTCTTAAAGGTAATATTTTTGCACCATCAAGAGACAAATCTATATTAAGTGTGTCTAAAACTCTAACAGGAACACTTGTATAACCTATAAGATACTCAATTTTAGTTATTTGAGTAGATCCAAGAGTATTTGTGGGTGGAGTCTGGAATCTAATATTTGACCCATCAAGAAAATAGTCAATATTAGGTTCTAACTGCAAACCATTTACTATAACACGTAAATATTCGACAGAGTTTGGTGTTATTGGTGTTCCAAGTAATTTTAATTCAAAACTTGTTTTTACACCATCAAACTGTGTTCTTATATTTTCTAATTCTTGTATTTTTTTATCAAATTCTACTTGGTTGACACCTGGAGTGAATACAACCTCTGGAGATTTTGTTGTTTCTTCATAAAATATAATTTCATTATCAATCTTGATAGTTCCGTCTTTCTCAAGAAAATTATCAACGGTCTCTACAGTAATATTTTGATCAGCAGCACCAACACGATCTAATACAACAGATTCAGATGAAATAAAGTTAGGATTATATTCTTCACTCGAAATATCTGTATAACTCAGTATATTGTTTAATATATCATACGGTTTACCACTTTTCTCCTGTGACTTGTAGTATTGTACTAACAAGTCTACAAAAGACTGATCCTCTTCTTTTATAAACGCAGGGATCTGGTCCTGTAACCGTTGGGATACCTTAACTGACTTCATCTCTTATTATTCTTGGTGCTTTAGAAGCAAGTGTCAAACTCAGGGTAATCAAATACCGTGGTTGGATAATCAATTATATTTATCGAGGTTCCGTCAAAGTTGATTGGAGTAAAATCTAACGGATCGAAGTTTGGAACGCTAGTTCCATCAATGGTGTAGTCTATAGTGATTACTTGTGGGTTGAAAATAGTTGGATCTACACCAGTTCCTATATTTACATTACCACTATCTAGCAGAACTGTAACAGGAATACGTGATGTTCCATCAGGAGTGCTTGCTACGTTTATAGGACCTAGACAAACTTCTCCAGTTTTATAATTAACAGTTCCAACACCAGACTTAAGAATAACTTCTTTTTCATCTAGTTTTGTAACCATTATTAATTCACCTCTACCATTATCTCTCACATTCACTGGTAAAAGAGCACTTGTATCATTTTCTACAAATGTACTAATACTTAATACTGAATTTGTTGTTAACTGTTGAGATGATACAGCAAGATCTAATAACGCATCTGTGTAACCTGTAGAATAAAATGTTCCACTCTTTACAGCAGAAAATTTAGGACTACATACTGCCACACCATCACTAGAATTACCAGAACCAATATCACCAGGATTTACAATAGCATTACCAAAATCTACACATTGAGTGAATGTAGAACCAAATGGGAATCCAGATACATTTAAACCAAGTGTCATTGTTGTCTGATTACCAACAATACTATTTTGAGATTGATCAATCATTGTTTGGAACGCAGATGTGTCAATCCTTCCATTAAATCTATTTGCAGATCCTTGTGTATTAAAGTCATCAATAGCACCAAGAACTCTAGATGCCAATTCATTATTTGATAAGTTTGTTGATGTACCGTCAAAGAACACATATGTCTTAGGACGTATGTATAGAGTTGTAGGATCGATAATTACTGGTTCGATCGCTGCCATAGAATACTTCAATAAATCATTCTTGATACGTTTCTTGGTAGTAGCGTTTAACGCTGCACCAGATTTAGTTTTTACAGCAACAAATACTTTTCCATATACAGGTGGGTAGACTCTTTCTCCACCATAAGCAGTAACAGACTTTGCTTGAGGATAAACCAGTTTAGTAACATACTCATAATCAGACTCCGTAACTGCTCTGTTTTGGGCACTGAATGCCCTTGGAGCGTTGTACTTGATAGATATAACATCTTCTCCTGCTTCACCGTCCTGAGAGGCATCTACGGTTGCTATAGAGATGTTTGCAGCAGGTACATTGCGACCAGTATTATCTGTTACTCTACCTATAAAAGTAAACTTCTTACAACCATTTGCTTCTGGTCCATTAGTTCTAACATATTTAAGTCTTATAACCTCACCTGCTATTAACTCTCTACCTATAATACCATCACCAAATATTACAGTATATCTAAGATCATCCGTTTCTTCTAAGAAATAACCACGAGTTGTACCATCTACATTTACAATATTTGTAATTTGGTTGTAAGTATCTATTTCTTCACTTTGAGCATTAGGTGAAATAGACACATAAAGTAAGTCTGTATCTACATTGTCAACAGGAATCTCGTATTTTCTTTTTTTAACGTCAGTTACGTTGTACTCATACTCTAATAAATTACCTTGATATATTACTGTTTTATTAAATGTTGCAAGACCAGTCTGCTGATCTACCATAGAAGTGATTGGTTGTGGAACTGTGAATGTATATGCTTGACCATCAACAGCAGATACAAATACATCGCCCGCAGGAATAGTTACGGTAGATGGATATGTTGTTCCTGATCCAAGAAAACTTGTTTGCACTGCAAATGCAACACACGCTTTTGCTGCTTTTATTGATCTAGGTGTATAATTTAATTGTTTTGCTATCTTTACTACGTTGTCTCTTATTGTTGCCGACTCTAAAAATGCTTCATTCATCGCCATATTAGCGTTGAAAGCAGAATAATAAGTATTGTATGCTAATACGTCTAGAAGATATGACGCAGCAGATCCATCAAAGTCGTAATCTGTAAATTCTGTTCTAGTTCTTAGATACGATTTGATGGATTCTTTTATCTCTCCAAAATCAAGAGATGTTAAATTTGATGGTATTGCGGGCATCTATACTTGCTCCAGTAAGAAATCAACGGTTTGCACTAAAGTTTCACCAATAATCTTATAGTCAAGTTCAACACGGAGACTGTTATCATCTTCTGGATCTTGCTGTACTCTAACCGAACGAACATTTATTCTAGGTTCTAGTCTTGTGCAAACGTTGATGATTTCTTCTTTAATGTCTTGTGCAACAAAAACATCATATGGTTCAAATAATAGTTCTCTTAAACGTGATCCAGTCTTAGGTTGAAATGGTCTTTCACCCATTCCAGTTAATACTAAATTACGGACTGACTGTTTAATAGCGTTTTCATTCTTAACAGTAGTAAAATCCTCAGTATTTGGATTTGGTTTCATCAAAATACTGAAGTCTTTAAATGCTCTACTAAGTTGTCGTTCTGCTCTGAACTTGTACGCCATTACTCAAAACTTTTATTTGTTTTAAGTATTTATCACGTTCGGGCATAGTTACTAACCACTTGCCACTTTTGACAAATTCTTCACTCATATCAACTCGAATCATTTACCCTGTCCTCGGTAACGTTTTTTTGCTGCATTACGAGAAGTTGCAGAATACTTGCTGTGCTGTCCTCTGCCCTGTCTTGTTTTTTTAGGTTTGGATTCAATAGTTTGACCCATACTGAAAGTTTTTGCCATAGTAATAATGTAGTTTTATAAGAGGGCACTCCTTCTACGTGGAGATCTTTTGTACTCCCTCAGTGTGAATGACTGTAATCTATATCTATATCAATACCAGAACAATCTGGTATTTCAAGATTGTCATCTTCTTGACCTTCCATCATCTTTTCTATCCACTCTTCAAACCTTTGTGACTTTCTAGTTTTTTCCATTTGAGTTAACCACAGAGAACAGTAGGAGAACCGTAGGCAATAACTGATTTGCAAGGCCAAGATCTAAATCTAGGTCCCACACCCAGTGGATCTAAGATTCTAGCGACTCGTCTTTTAAGGGCGAATACAGTATATGTAGTCGCTGTAACAACCCTTTCGTGTCCAATACCACCTTTATCTTCGATCGTTAATATACTTCCTCCAAAAGGTGTGGGTATAATACACATCGCTTTTCCGCACGGGCAAGTGTAATTTACTATATTCGTCGTAATTGATCTGTGTTGGATAAATGAATCCATTTCCAACATAATGGGAAGTTTATTTACTAACACTGTTGCTCTTAGCGGAGATAAACCGACTAGAGGTATCATTGGTGTGGGTGGCCACCAACAAGTTTTGTTTTTTAACTCAATAGTAAATGGTATAGGTGTACTTCCGCAAGGTTGAGTGTTATGAATAGTTGCAGGTATAGGAATCCCGTGTCCACTACAAGGTAGACCATTGTGACTTGCTACTGGGAGTTTTCCTGGCATTAGAAAGATGCGTCCGCGTAATTTTCTGCTGATTCATTAACTACGGTGTAAGTAAGATCCTCTGTAAAATAAGATCTGTATATCCTACCCCAAATAATGTCAAACTCAGATTGATTTAGATCTTTGAATAGACAATTTTCTTTCAAATAGATGTGATAAGTTTTTGTCATTAATCGAACCTCAAGTCACATTCATCAAAATAAGGGTTTCCGTAATTGTTCATAGTGTCATCTAGTAACTTTGAACCTGCTGTAGAATAGTTCCTATAAAGTAAACTTCCTTCATAGGGACCCATTTCTATATAGTTGTCCGCATTGATTAGGTTAGGGTCTATAGAAATAGCAGCGTGTACAACCTCATATAGTGCTTGACAACTAGAAAAAGGCGAATCACTACAAAGATCAGTCTGTGCAAGTGCGTTACCACTTCCGTCATATCCCTTATTAACATCTAGTACACCATCTGTAACAAAGTTGTGCCAACACGGGTTTGGTAACTTCCCTCCACTACAACTAGGTAGACTTGCGGAGTTATAGTTGTATATCCCCGCATTTCCACTAAATTGAAATGTTTGTGCGGAATAAGTCTGAACATTACTTCCCAACCACGTCGCTAATTGATCTAATTCCGTAAATCCCGCGTTTAAGGCATAATCAAATGTGTTTTCATCACCAGATAAAGGTACAAATGCGTATTGTCCTGCGGAAGTCTCATAACATCTACCCTCTGCATCTCCTTGCTTACAAGGATGAGATTTCTTAGGTGCATTGTTTACTGTAATCAATCTAGGACGTGTTAATGTGGGTTGAGGTAGTGTTTGTAGGAAATTTAAGAATGACGTGTTTACAGACGCTCCTGCACCGCTTACATCGCCTTCTATCTCCAATGATACACGTATCCTTGCAGTCTCTTCCTGACTAGCACAGTACTTAAATGGCATATACCCTTTTACAGACTTTTCACCATCTGCATCCAGTGTTACAAAGGGGCACGGTATATCAAAGAACCTTCTAACCTCATATAACTGTGGTTGACCCCATTCTTCACATCCCTCTGGGTATAATGAGTTGATTCCTGCTGTATCTGCGTCAACTTCCTTTGATGTTTCGTTAGATTCTTGCCAAAACTGTGAAATTTCCGCATTTCTCTCGTTAAAGTTAGGTGCATATTGACGCAAGTTAGAAAATAGCGTATCTGGAGAGTAATAATTATTAATATCAGACCATTCTCCAGGCATATCTAGTTTCAAACAGTTCTGCGGAGTTGATTCACAGTCTTTACTTACCTCTTCATCGTTCAAATCTGGCATATCCATATAACTTGATACTACAGGATCGTTTTGTGAGTCATCATACTCCCCAATATTTTCATTAAAGGCATCTAAGTTTAAATTTACCTGCTCTTGCATACCAGTATCCAGTATTCCTGTCTTCAATAAACCATCATAGTTATTTGCTATTTCCCTTACATTACCTCCTGTTCCAGGTTCTTCCAGATCTTCCTCGTATCTTTGCACAACTAACACTCTAGGTTGTGACGAAGGACTGTATCCTTGACCTGGATCATTGATAATTACGTTTATAATACTGCCTTGATCATCTAAAACAGGTGTTAACTGTGCTTGTTTGAGCGTTCCTTGGAATCCAGACTCATTTTTGTACGATTCATTGAGTATTGCAGCGGTAGATTCCTTATCTGTTAACTCTTGACCTTGAAAATCTGGGTCATTATACGTTTTATTCTGTAAATTTATACCAGAATCATTAACAAATGTCTCTTGTTGGAACCTTGTAGGGTCAGCAAACCCCATTTCACGCATTGTTTCGGGAAATTCTATCGCAAGATCGGGATTTTTGTAATCTTTTCCGCTATTGATGATGTTTACTCCTGCAACTTTACCCTTTTCATCAATAATTGCCTCTATAAATGCCTCACTTAAGTTACGATCTGGTATAAGTGCGTTCTCTTTTAATGAAACACCGAGGTAAGTTACTCTTTTTGGGAACTCATACACTCCCCAGAACGCTGCTTTGTCCTTTATACCGTATCCTGCTAGTACATTTATACTCCCACCGTTAGATGAAGTAAAAGATTGGTTGTATGTAAACGCATTTCCCGTAGTTTCATTGCTAATTTGAGTCAATTCCATATATCCACAGTTCATTTCATCACCAAAATAGCGACAAGCAGTAATCATCCACCCATTTATACGCTCTCCTACTGCAAAAAACCCTGTATTGGATGTATATCTAAAAAATATACGGGGTTCATCTGTATCAGTTCCCCAGAATGACTCATTTGCTCCTATTTGATTGAATGGAGCATCTACATACATTCTAGTTTTCTTTGTTACCCACGCACTCTCTTTTATAGTGTAATTGTAAGTATGATACTCAAGAGTGGGTTGTGCGTTATCACTATCAAGACAAGGAGCGTCTGTTGTAAGGAAGTTTATACCATATACGGGTCCATTCCACGGATATGACGTATCATAGAGGTAATATACGAATTGTCCCTCGAAAGCATCGTGAAAATTCAATGATCTTGGTACAGAACCCTTTACTGGTCCGTTTTTTCCATAAAACCACTCGTAATACGCTGCTGTACTCAATATTTCTACTGCTGAACCTCCCCAACCCGCTTGAGATGGTGGATCTTGCAATGCAAGGTAGTCTCCTAGTCCAAAACTAGCGTTTTCATCAAAATCATACCACCCAGAACGATTTACTTCACCTGTATTCCTTGGTTTTCCTAAATTTTCAATCTTTTTTCTACCTCTAGGTGCTCCAGAGGTCATTACGTAACCAATTATACCTACAAATGCGTATTGTTGCTGTCTAGGGTCTGAACAATCGGGTACTCCCGCTACTCCAATCTCTAAATTATTCTCTTTTACGGGGTTTATTGTGTAAAAATTGTCAGGACCACGGTTTACTCCGCTAGGTAACTTATATTCATACAGAGGAACTGCGGTTTCACCACCTTTCATTAACCCAGATGACGCTGCGTTCGCTGCGGATGTCCAAATGTACCCTAATAACTCTCCTCCGCTACCTGTAGTCAAGTATGAGTTGTTTCCTGCGGAGTCAAAGTTAGTATAGAGTGGAACAGCACCAGTTTGACTGTCCTGCATTATAGTGAAGTACTGTGCACTCCTCTGACGTGGTTCTCTATTGTAACTACGGAAGTCGTAAACGTTATCTTCTAGAGTATCTTCCTTACTGTATAGGTGATCTCTTAATTTACCACTATAGTATCTGTATATTGATGTTCTTTCTGCATCACAGTTATCTAAACACGTTGCAGTAGGTTCTCCTAGGTAAAATACCTGATCCTTACCAAACTTAAACCCACCAGGACCTATCCCTTGGAATTGAATGGTGTACCCTGCGGGTATATTAGTTCCAGTATAGACTTTTGTATAATCTTCTGAGTCAACAGGGTTCATATAAGAACGACCTGTTTCTAGGATCTTAGCGGGCATCCATTTGTGCTAGAGTTTCTTCAATTTTATTTAGTCTGTCAAAAATAGTATCAAATACCTGTAGCAAATTACTATGGTTATCATTTCCAGGGATCTTATATTGTATCATATCAGCACCTCTACTTAAGAATGCTTCTATCTGCTGAGTACGATTGGCAATGTTAGTAGCAGTCTTTGCTATCATTCCAAACCTCCACTCGTTCTCCTCTTCTATAGATTTAAACTCAGGTACCTCTAAATCTTGAGGTATTACTAAATCTTCTTGGTTTTCCATTAAAAATAATTAAAATTCAATACTACACGGAACTTTTGGTCTGTGCAACTGGTACCTGCGTGAGGTGTATTCACCTTAAATTTTAGCAAACGATTTGCCTTACTGTCAACTTTAGTACCGTCTTGAAAGTATGTATAACCATTATTGTCATTTAGATAGTATATTGCAGTAGTAGCACCATCAAACTCATCAGATCCATACTCACCACAGTCTGTATGGAAGTCATACTCCTGTAGTTTATCTGTATGGTGGTTTAGGTTTGCCTTTATACGTATCAGTGCTCTTGGTTGTAAACTGTTTATTATAGGTAATACCTTCTCATACTGAGGTCCTAGAGGTTGTCCTCCTCCATATACGTAGTTTACCATTTGCCAGTTATATATCTCTTTCGCTTGTAACTCAGGATCTACCATTCGGGCAACGTGCATTACCTTCGCTTTGTTTACATACCACGGAAAGTCTTGTCCCGTAAAGTAGTCTCGGATTTCCTCAAACTCATTCGGGGGGAGGTAGTTATCGATAATTTGAAAGTTCATCACAATTTCAGAATAGTTACGACGACGCGGGGGTAACGTTTCTCATCGTCAGACCCCTCTATATGCCTTTCTAATGGTCACAAACATAGTTTTGGTTGTATCTGTCTATCGACGGTTGTATTTTATCCAATATATCTTCACATTCGTCATAAGTCTCAGTCTGATACTGAAACAAGTTCTTTTGATACTGTTCTACTGCTCTATAGATTAAAGAGAGTTCTGCTTTGTTAAACATCTGCCTTAGTGATGATTAATTGTTCGTCGATAATATCATATTGTAACATATCTCCCACTGTCAACGCAAGTTCTTCAACGATCTGATCAGGTATCTTAAAAGTCATTTCACCGTAATCATCTTCCTCAATAGGAACTAGAAATCTTTTACTCATTCTTTCGTAAAATATAGCGTATCAATGGTATATAGGATTCTATGTATTCTAGGTTACTAACGTACGCATACTTGTGTTGAAGTATTAACCCATCACCCAAATATATTGCTGCGTGCTTGATCTTATCAGTACCAAATGAGAAGCATATCACGTCGTTCTTTTTCAAAATGTCTGGGTTAAACTCACTGTCACCTTCCTCTTTCTCAAAGACAATACTCCAACCCTCTCTTTCTATATCCTCTATCTTATACTGTCTGACTGTAAGAGAGTAGTCCTGAGAGAACTCCTGTACTCCAGTCTCTTTCATATAGTCATAGATGAGTGTGAAACATCCCCCACCCCTTTGCTGCTTCCAAGGGCGACCTAACCAAGGGGAGTAATCATCCTCGTACTTTTTTAGCAAATGGTCCATACGTAAAATTTTTTTTGGGATTTTTTTTATATATCAGGGTACCTTAAATGCGTTTTCGATAATATAGCAAACCCTATACTTTTGTAGGTTAGACAAAATCGAATTTTTTAATATGCCAGTTTTGGAATTGGCACAAGGTGAAAATGGTTATCGTTTTCATTCTCACCTGTGTCACCTCTGAGACTTAACGCTGATTATCTGCTACCGCTGTTAAAAAATCCTCAGTTAACCAAATTAAATTTGAAAATCCATCTTGACTTCTATCTTCTACCCATACCACGTTTTTCTTATCAAGAGATCCGATAATGCCCTTAACAACATTTTTAGATACTACGTTATCTCTATTAAGGTATGCGTGAATTTCGTCAAAGTCTGTTATTATTTCGTTAGGGTCTAGGTTGCCATAATAAAAACCGTACTCACCCCCGATAGGGTTATCTGTTGCTTCGTCAATAATTTCTTCGATAGCAAAGAAACTTAAGAAATTCTTTTCTAACTCAGTAAGGGTAATTTTATTTGAAGTTTCTGATCTAAAATAATCCTTAACCTCAAAAGTTCCTTCTAGGTAGTTAGAAGTGTTCATTTTGTTGTAAGTTGCTACAGAAGTCATAATGGGAAAAGTGTAATTCGTTTTGTATATATTAATTATAGCGATTAATTCCCTATTGTGCGAATAATTCCCAATATATGTTAAGTTGCTGTTATTATGACAATTCCGTTACATAACACTAGAAAAAAAATCCGTTTCGTGCTAACTTCCTAAGACTCCTATTACTAGAGATATTTAAAGAGATATAAAATTATAAACTATATTTTTTTATACCTTTTTATTAATAGGGTTTTTTATTCATTTATACCGTAAATTTTTAAAATGGTCGTTTACTTTGTTCCCATCTATATGTCTCACTTGCCTATGTTCTAGGTTAACAGTTTGGTTACTTTCTATTGTTTCCGCACTTAAAAAAGCACTAGCAACTAGGCGGGCAATTCTTCTTACAACTGTCTTACCGTTATGTCTCAAAGTCACTCTCTTGTAACCGTTTTCATTAATATGAGTCCTAAGTTTTTTCCACTTTCCCCACTTAGTTGAATAGACCTCGCCATTCTCCTTAATGTAATAATCTTCATATAGTGGTAAAGGTTTATAGATGTTTCCGCTATCATCAACAAAAGTTTCCGCATCTACTTTTTTAAACGTGTAAATAGTCATCATTTTATAGGATAATAAAAAAGGGACTAGGTTAATAGTCCCTTTATATATAAGTTTAATTAAAACCCTTTTTTACTTAGAAATTGCTAAAAATATGGTTATCCCATTCGCAATAGTCATAACTTAGAGAATGATTCCAAATTTTTTCGTAGTCGATACAGTTTTCTATCCAACTTGGAAGTGAGTTAGAAATATAACCACATTCTGAGATTAATTCCTCTGTAAACTCTGCTCCGCTGTAGTATTTTCCTCTGTAAGACTCTTCTAAGTGAATTAAGTCGTTTATACTGAATAAGTTAATAAATGCTTCGATAATCTCATCAACTGGGGAATCGAAGTATCTTAACTCATTACAAACATTTTCATAAGTGTCAATTTCTTCGATAGCGTCATCAATGTCTAGGTTGAAAGTCTCTTGAAATTCTTGAATTTCGTCTAGTCTCTCTGTACCTTCATCAAGTGCTATCTCTGTGACTTTAGAAAATTCTACTCCGTAGTCTGTAGAAAATTCTAAACTACGGTTAACAATTTCATTAAGTTCTAAAACTCTGGACTTTCTTAAATCAGCATTGATTTTGTCTAGTCTAGTTTGCTGAGAGTTAGATAAAGTTTGCATTTTGGGAAAAGTGTTTTGTATAAGTTAATGATAACATAAATTTTTGATTTATGGCAAGAAAAAAGAGAATTTTTATATTCTCTTAATATTCACTCCATTGTCTCAAATATGAGTTAATTTCTGCTAATGTGCAAGAATACTTATATTCTGCTCCATTACCAGTAATAAATCTGCCAAAACTATTAGTTAAAGCAAGTTCATATAATCCATCATTTTCAAAGTAAACGATAGATGCACCAAAGTTGTTATTAGGGAAATTAATTTTACTTACTTTAGTGTTTGGGATATTTCCCTTTTCTGTAGCGTAAGGATAAAACTCGAACATAGTGTAATTAGTGTTGTTAATACTATGATAACATAATTTTTACATTATGTGAGTATGAAATATTAAGAAATAATAAAGCATAAAAAAAAGGTTAGAGTTCCCAATTCTAACCTTAGAAAAAACCAAATTTTTAGCAATATCAATTTAACCTAACAATATTAACCATAGTGTGAGATATGATTAATATTACTGGACTTACATAAAAGGGAACACTAAAACCTTTTAATGCCAGTTAACTAAACTGCTAGTGGGTAGTATCCGTTAGTGTTGAAATAATCAATATCTGAAATAGTTAAATGCTTTTCAAATACTTTCATACCTTCGTAGAATTGAATTTCCGCACCAGTTAAAGTGTCAATTACTACCCATTGTTTTTTTACTTGCTTGATATAAACTCTATCCTTAGTTAGTTCACTAAGAATTGCGTTTAATCTCTCTTTAGTTGTTTTGGTTCTAAATCCACCATTAAACAACTTAACTGACCTATAACCAAAATGTGTGTGGTCGATTGAAGCGATTATTGTATCGTAAAATTTTACGTCAACAATATTTGAACCGTCTAACCTAGTAATAACTTCAGTATTACCTAGTCCAGTTCCCTTAGTGTTGCACCTCATCATAGCGAAAAGTGCTGTTGTTGTACTGGGTTTTGAAAAAGTCAAAGTTGGCATTTTGAAAAAGTGTTTTTTGCTTATATACCTATATTATCATAAAATATAGGTTAGTGTGGATTGAATTGTTAAGAAAATCTAAAATCTTTTTTTCTTAGAATCTCTTACCATTTTATTAAACTTTTTACTTTGTTTTGGACTCATACCACAAAAATAGTTTAATAAGTTGCCTTCATATTGATCGGCAAGTTTGATTAAATCATCATTCATTACTTTCTATCCTTTTGTATAGCGTGGTAGTCTAGGGTAGTTGCTATTGCTTTACCAGTTATGAATAAAGCATAGCAACCGCCTATAAGAATGAATAACTCCATTAGTGAATACCTCTAAGTAAGTTTTTACTGTTGTTAAACTGATCTATAAGAATCTCAGTTTTAGCGTTTTGTTTCGCTATTTCCTTATCTGCAAATTTGATAAGTCTGTGAAGCATTTTTAAATCCTTATCCATAGTGTTGGTTAAGTTAGTGTTGTTTGTATATAACCAATATAAGGGATAATTAAGCATAATGCAATAGGAAAAACTGATTTTAACATTTTCTTAACAATTCATCTTTTTTTCCATCAATATATCCCTTTTTATAGGACTCTTGACTAATTTCGCTGATATTCTCAATTTCTTGCTCAGATAAACCTGATTCTTCAAAAATTAAAGCATTATCTGAAAATTCTCTTAATGTTTCAATAACTTCTTCAAAAGTGAAATTTCGATTAATCGCATTTTCTCCGTATGCAATTTCAAAAACTTCTTCGATAAACTGTTTTTGGTTCATTACTTAGAATCCTCCATAATTTCGCTAGTATCTTGAATTGTAAACTCATAATCAACATTATCATTAATATCAACATAATTACAATCGAAAAAACTTTCAAATTGACAATTAGTTAAAATATTATCTTTTAGATAATAGAAAGTTATGTTATCATCAGGTTTACACGTTGATTTTTCATAATCAACAAATAAACCCAATTCTTCAATTAGTTGCTTGATTTTCACTTGATTAACTCCTTATGTAATTTGATTAAAACGTCAGAATTAATATCAAGAATTTCATTTTTCTTGTCATCATTTTCTGAATAATGAAAGTTTAAACACTCTATCATATAGAGAATTTCTTTTTGTGTAAACATTATACAATACCTTCCTCTACTAACCCCATTATGTTGCCTGTTTCATCAATTATTTCCCCTGTTTCGTTATCTCGAACACAAGAATATTCATAATCTAACCCAAATTCAAAGGATAAATCCTTTGCTTTTTCTAAATCATCAGTAAATACCTCTGAATTAAATAATCTGGGTGTTTCAACTGTGTATTTGAAATTGTGCTGATTTGACATTTTTTTTAGTGTTGTTTTGTTTATAATTTATTATTGCATATATTTCTGGTATATGTCAATAATGAAATATTAAGAAATAATTAATTATTTTCCCATTTGATTTTCTTTTCTGAATTTGCTATATCAAAACAAATTTCGCAAAGACAATCAGCATCAGGAAAATGATCTCGCCAATTATATTTTTCCTCTATTGGATAATCCCAATAGTAATATAATTCTGGTTGATAATCTGGTAACGCTCTAATAGACGGTTCTCCGTCAGTATGCTCATCATCAAAATTACCACATACGTCACATAATGCCATTATGCCACCCCCATTTTTGATAATGTTTGATTAGTTGCTCTACGCTCAATAACAAAATCTCTTACTCTCTCTCTATCAAGAGAATCCCCACCGCCCCAAGTAACGTGTGTGCCTACTTCACATAGGTCGAGATAGTTTAAAGTTGCAAGTGCTAACTCTTCCCTAGTTAAACCATCAATAGGGTAAAGTACATCAGGGTGACTAGGTGAATAAAATGATTCACAATAATCAAGAAATTCTTTAAAGTTGTCCATAGTGTTTTTTGTATATGAATCCATCATAACATAAAATAATGAATAATGGATATTTGAATTGTTAAGAAATAATTAAATTGCTAATGATAGTTGAGTATCTGTAAAAACTTCCTCTTCAATATCTTCTATAACTTCATTAAATTCCCCAAAATCTTCAGTATAATCTGAAAAATCATAATCTCCGTTTTTGTAAAGTTCAATAGCGTGTTCCTTACTTTTTGCTTCAAAAGTATATGTTCCGTATTTATCGAATTTTACATTGATGTAATATCTTTTTAATTGATTCATTTTTAAAAATCCTCTTTTAATTGTATTTTGTAGTCGATTGATTTAATGCACCAACCTGCGTTAGCGGTCACTTCTTCGATTAAATCGTCAGGGTCAGTTGCTTCCCATAAACCTAAATTGTCATTGATTATTAGTTTTTGGTCATCAAATGAGACACTATAATAATCTGGTAAATCTTCATTGAAGTCAAATTCAATATCGGTTACTAAGTACTGCATATTAACCCTTCGCTTCCATTTTTTGCTGAAATGCGATTCTATCCCTTTCTTCGGGTGTAATCACTCTCTCAGGGTCATATTGAGAGTTATATGCTTCTTGAAAGTCAAATCCTAGCATATCGTCAACGATTTCCTGCATTTCGTCAATTTCACTTTCAAATTGACTAAACCAAAAATCTTGATTCATAACGTGTAAGGACTCATTTTCCTTACGATAGTTTTCTAGGTCAGTTTGGAACTGTTCTAAAATTTTTTCAAAGTTCATAGTGTTGTTTTTAACTATTTGTATATTAAATCATTTTGTATCAAATACAATAAAAGGTGTGACAATATTTTTACTGTCACACCCTCAAATTATTCGTTGAATTGATCGTAGAAATCGTCACTATTCAGTAGTGGCAACGGATCTCCTGAGTCACGATATACTGGGTCAGGGTTCATAAATGAAACTACATCATCAGTAAAACTTGTAATATCGCCTTCATAGGCACTATAATGGGTGTTTTCTTCTTCCCAATCTGTAAATTCTGCATTTTTCCAATCTAACTCACTCCAATAAAATTCAGAACCATCTAGGTATCTATTAGATGCTACATTTTTGTTAAGTTTTTCGTATTCTTCTCTTGTAACTACGATTTCCTCTAAAACTACTTTTCTTCTTACAAGTGTAACTAGATTATCTGAGTCTAATTTTTCTTGACCCATATTTGATGCTAGTGCCTGTTGAAATGGTGTTAATTTACTCATTGATGATAAACCTCATAATGTTGAATTGTGTCAAGTGCTTCGATTTGATGATCGTTTAACTCAAAGTCCATATCTCTGAGTATATCATACAGTTTAACCATATTGTAAACTTGATCGTTTGTAAATGGTATGTTAATCATTTTCAATACCTCGCATTGAATCATCAAATTTATAATAGGTGTATAACCACTCAAACTCGTTACCTGTTAGTGGTTCAATTCCATCTACAACAAATTCATCAAATAATGCTCTTGAGTCCTCTGTACGGTTCTCATCAACTGCTCTAATAGTGCTTTGCATTATTGTGTCAATTAAGACATCAATAGATTTATCTAGTGATTCTGTTTTCATTTTAAAAATCCTCAACTGTTAAATTGTTTACTGCATCATAAACTTTATCTTCCATTGTGTCAAAAGTTTCTGTATCATATAAATCACTCCTATATTTCATTGTTTTAGGGTGTGATAATAACCTAGTGAGTGATTGATGCTCTTCGATTGATAGTTTGATTATAGGCATAAATCCTCAAACCTCCTACCAACTGTGGCATCTATAGCAACCATATCAAGATCGGACTCTTTAACGTTGAATCCTGCTTTTCTTAGATTTTCGAGTGACTCGGCAACAACTTCATCATAAAGTGTTTCTAAGATTGACTCGTGATGTAAAACTGACATAATAGTGTTTTGTTTCTTGATTTAATATTAAACGATAATGTGACTATTTCAAGTTTGGTAGTGACACTTTCTTATCTGTCATAGCATAGAACACTTTTTCAAATGTTGCTTTGCTATCTTTTAATTTGTTCTTTTTGTACCATACTCTATACATATCAACGGTATTTGATGTATCATTACCTTTTGTTTCATTGTTATAGAATGTAAAAAAGAACATCATAGAGTCAATTAAAATCTGTTGCTCTGTTTCATTTAATGTTATGTTAAATTGTTTCATAATTACATATAGAATGAAGTTGGTCTTTTAGAAATCTTATTATGATCTTTTCTTTTCATTCTTAGAACCTCGAAATCTCTATCAATACCAAATGCTGATTCACTAGGTATTGGAAATGTAGTTTTACGTTGCTCTTTAGATAATTCTAGTTCATTCTCTGTTAACCATTGATCGTTAATGAGTTCTTGAACCTTTCTAAATGCTCCAACAACTGCATCTTTACCATATCGGTCAAATGCCATTCCTGACGGTGCATTGTTCTCGTCTAGGTCGCAATAACAATAACCTAATTGATTTGCAACTAAACCTAGTTCTCTTGCTGTTAAATTAAGTTGATACATTTTAATGATGTGGGTTGTAGTAGTTTAACATTAATATTATAACAAATATAATTACTAGAATTGTTAAGACAATCATAAGATTTCCTCCATTTTGTTGTCGATTAAATAAGCAATAAAATCATTCCATTCTGACCAATCTTGATCGTAAACTTGGTAACAAATGTCCTTGATAAATTCCTCATTGATTTTTGATTTATCCCATTCTTCCCTGTCGTATGTGTCAATAACAGATAATACGTCAGATTCTATATCAACGTAATTTGTAGCAAATCGAACAGGGTCAGGGCAACTCTTTATCCAGTTCTCATAGGTCATCATAACTGATTCTCCCATACAGT